CGGTTGCACCCGGTCGGGCCGATCTCACTGCTGCCAGCACGCGCTTGAGTAGGGTCATACCGTTGCCTCCTGTGGCATGGCGCCCGCTCCCGCCGAAGCACCGGCAGAAGCGGGGAGAGGGGTGTTAGGGATTTCTTGAACAATTGGGGCCGTGGACTCTCTAGCGGTCAGCTTCACATCGAATCCAAGTACCGCCGCCCACCGTTGGAAAATCTCAACGCCGATAGAGGTGCGCCCGTTTTCTGCGTACCGGATGGTGTTTGCATGGACACCTACTTCAGCCGCGACCCACTCAGCAGAGCGTTTCTGCTCTAGGCGAGCGGTTCTGAGAGTGTCTTCCAAGTTCATAATAAAATATTAGCACGCATGCGATGAGAGTCAATGATATTTTTTTATGAACATCCACTAGACTTAACAATATTTTGTCAGTATGATTCTATGCATGACCTTCTCCAGTGGCGCTCATCCTCATCCCCACCTCCCTCTTGGGGCGCTTGTGGTTGCTAATCAGGACGGGCCGGATCTCGAAGCCCGTGAAAGTGTTGGACTTGCTCTACGTGCAGCACGCAAGGACGCAGGCCTCTCGACGGCCAAGGGTGCCGAGAACGCCGAGATCAGCGTCCCTACTCTTGGCAGCATTGAGAGGGGAACGCACAGCCTGCTTTCTCTCAGCAGTGGCAACCTCGCCAAACTTCACTTGGCCTTCGGTCTCGAATGGGGCAAGTTTCTTGCCATTGTGGTTCCCGTGTACGGTAAATACCTTCCCTACCTGAAAATGCAGCTAGCTTTTGGTGACAATAAGCCAGTTGACTACGACCCGAAGGCTGTACAGTCACGACACCTCAGGATGGCGGGCGTTGTCGGAGCGGGACTGAATCCACACGCCTACTCCGATGGGGCGGTGGAAACTATAGTCATTCCCGGCTTCGCTGCAATCGAAGACTTCGCCGATGATGATCTGATGGTGCTCAGGGTTTCTGGCGACAGCATGACCTGCGAAGAGGCCCGACTGGCAGTTCCCGAAGGGAGCTTGGCTGTATTTCATCGAACGATGACCCCGCAGCCGGGCGATATCGTGGCAGTTTGGCTTGAAAATGAAGGTACCGGGGTCCTCAAGGTTTGGCGCCCGAAACTCGGTGAGCACGTCATTCTTGAGTCATACAACAAGCACCACATGCCGATCATTCTTTCAGCCAGCAACCCTGGAGAAGTTCAGGGCGTGTATGTGGGCCACATCTCCAGTGGCCGCAGGGCTCATAATCGTAAGGCGCCTGTCTCCCGTCACTGATCTGATATGAATTTCTGAACCCCCAGTTTGTCTGGGGGTTTTCTCTTGCCAATACTTGCTATTATTTTATTAGCACGCTATTATTTCATCAACACCGGAGGCGCTCGCCAAAGGTTCAGCCCCCGCTGCTCGGAAGGCAAATGCGGGGGCTGAAGGAGAAAGACATGAACAGCGTACCCCACTCCATCCCCGCCCGCAACCCCGCCACCGCCACCCCCACCCCCGCCACCCCCGCGCCCGCTGCCGCCCTGGCCCAGGCCCGTGACTTCTACGCCCCTCGCTCGGCGCTGGAATCCGCCGCCGCGAGCATCACGACCGACCGGGACACCTACTACGCCGACTGCATGTGCTTCAGCGGCCCGAACACGAAGACCTCGAAGCACAGCATCGTCATCCGCCGGGCGAGCGACCGCGCCATCGCCCCGGCCACCAACACCCTGATCGTCAAGAGCACCGGCTACAGCAGCGTGACCAACGTCGGCAGCTGGGACACCTACAAGGAAGCCGTGCAGGCCCTGCTGGAACGCGGCGTGCAGTGGTTCGAGAGCAAGGAGCGTGTGGCATGAACGACGAGATGAACTTCGAGGCCCAGACCGCAGAGCAGGAGGCATTCAAGGGTACGTTCACCGTGGCGGTCAACCCGCGCATGGTGTACCTGCTGGGCGCGGTGGCCGGCGAGCGGATCAAGCAGGACCTGAAGTGGGGCGAGCAGAACCACGACCCGCTGGAGTGGTACGCGATCCTCGGCGAGGAGTTCGGCGAGGTTGGCAAGGAACTCTGCGAGAACGCCGCGTACGCCCGCAAGCTGATGCACCAGCTGACCGGTGACGAGGTGGAGGACGACCGCATCGTCGACGCCATCGACAACAGCCCCCACCTGCCCCGCCTGCGCACTGAGCTGATTCACCTGCTGGCGGTGGGCGTGGCGATGCTGGAGAGCCTGGAGCGCAACCAGGGCGTGTCGCTGTGACCGCCTCCGCCCTGCCCATGACCCTCTCGGCCTTCCGTTACGACCAGCGCGTGCGGATCACCGGCCCGGACCAGGACGGCAACTGCTTCCGCCTGGGCCAGGAGGGCAACTGCTTCGGCAGAGGGCTCGACGAGTGGCAGGTGGACTTCGAGGACGGTGGGCGGCCGGTGTGGTTCCCGGAAGCGTCCCTGAAGGCGGTGGACCTGTGAGCGTCCAGCACACCTGCCCGGCCTGTGACGGCAAGGGCCACGTGACCGACTACCAGTTCGAGGATCCGGAGATGCACGGCCTCGGGCCCGACCCGATCGGCTTCCCGATTGAGCACGCCTGCGAGCTGTGCGGAGGCGGGAAGACCGTCAGCACCTACCTGTACGACGATTTCATGGGCACGATCAACGCGGTCCCGCAGGTGGCGCCGATCAACCCGGAGATCATCCGACTGATCCAGCAGGAGGGCGTCGAGTTACGCATCTCCGGCCATCATCGCAGCGGCTTCAATGCCGGCCTCAACACCAACTGCGGCAGCAGCTCCGTCTGGCTGGCCGAGTCGGATTGGTTCCCGACCATTCAGGAGGCTGTGCAGGCCGTGCTGACCGACCAGAGCATCCAGCCCGAGGTGGACGTATGACTTCCCGATCCAGAGGTTCCACCCGTTGCATGGCTGGCATCTTCCTGTTCATCGGCGCGGCGGGTGGCGCGAACAATGGCCCGATCACCGCGCCGATCCTCCTGGCGCTGGCCCTCTCGGCCCTCCTCGCCACGTGGGGCGCCGCCAGGTACCAGCATGGGCCGCTGCTGGTGCTGGCGACAGGGTGGGCTGGAAGAGGGGTACGGGCGAGGCGACAGGTGCTGTACCGCAGGGCGATCGGCTACAAGGGAGCGAGCTGATGGGCAAGAAGAAGCGCAACCAGAACCAGACTGGCCTCGTCGGTCTGGTTCACCCGTCCGGGAAAGTGTTCGAGTTCGCCGAGGCCGAGTTCATGGCCCTCGACCAGGCGGCCCTGTTCATCATCTTTGTGTTCGAACAAGCGGGCGCGGGGGCCTTCCCGGACGAGGAGTCCATCACTCGCGAGGATGCCGAGACCGTGCAGCGCATCGCGAAGAAGGTTCGAAAGGGGAAGCCCTTCCCGCTGAACAGCCGCACCGTCTGGTCGATGTTCATGGTCGCCGTCGGCATGGACACGGTGTTCACCAATCCGCTGATTCATGACGACCTTCGGACGTATCTGGGCACCCTGGGGGTGAACGAGCCGGGCATCAAGGCGCTGCGCTCGAAGCTCGATGTGTTGGTCAGCCTGGACCGGCCCCGCCGTTCCGCTGGGATTCAGGCGTGAGCCGGGGCGGTCTGGACGATCACCGGCTCGCTGACCTGCCGGTGCCGCCGCTCTGCCTGGACAGTGATGATTGCGGCGCGACCGATTGCGCGTGCGTGGTCGAGCGTGCGCGGGGGCTCAAGCCGTACGAGTTGACGGGGCAGGAGCGGGCGATGCTCGCCGAGTTCCAGGGGCAGGCGTGAGCGCTCCAACGCTGGCCGGGCAGCTCCACCTGTTCCACCCGGACATCGCGCCCCACATCGGCCCTCACGGCTACGACAGCACGCTCACCCGGTCGCTCTACGGTGAGCCGACTGGCGCAGCCCGCACGCAGGTCCTGAACTATGGCGGCGGCGTGCAGACCACGGCCCTGTGCGCCCTGATCATCGAAGGCCACCTGCCCCGGCCTGACCACATCGTGATGGCCGACACCGGGCGCGAGGGCACGGCTACCTGGGATTGGCTGAACGGCACGGTGGCCCCGGTGCTGGCCGAGCATGGCCTGCGGGTCGAGGTGGCCTCCCACGACCTCGCCACGGTGGACTTACTGAGCACGAAGGGTCTGGTCCTGATGCCGATGTTCACTGACCTGCTGCCCCGTGCGGACGGCCTGGGTAAGCTCTCCACGTATTGCAGTGGGGAATGGAAGGCGGCGGTGGTGCGGCGCTACATGCGCAGCATTGGCATCGAGCAGGTAGACAACTGGATCGGGTACAGCCTCGACGAGAGCGACCGGCTGAAAAAGAGCAAGCTGCTCTGGACACGGAGCGTATTCCCGCTTCTGGATCTGGGCATGACGCGCGACGTCGCCCAGGCGGCATCCCTTCGGGTGTTCGGCAAGCAGGCCCCGAAGTCAAGCTGCTACATGTGCCCGAATCGGGGCGACGCCCAGTGGTTGGAACTGAAAGCCCAGCAGCCGGCCGACTTCGCCGCCGCCGTGCAGGTGGAGCGGGACATGCAGGCGGTGGACCCGCACGTGTACCTGCACCGCTCTGGGGTGCCACTTGATCAGGTGCGCTTCGGGGATCTGCCCGACTCGCTGGCCTGTTCGACCGACGGGGGGTGCTGGACCTGATGCCCCTCGCTATGGAACTCCTGACCACCACAGGCCGAGACGACCTGATCGCCGCCGTTGCCCGGCATCGGCAGCAGCCCCGGGCGGAGGTCAAGGCTGCGGCGATGAGCCTCGGGAAGATTGCGCTCCCGGACGGCCGGCTGCTGATCGCCGACTCGACCCGGTGGTACATCGGCACGCCAGTGGAGGCCAGATAATGCCACCCGCCCTCACCCCGCGCGAGTCTGACATCCTCCTGCTCCTGGCCGACCGCCTGAGCAACAAGGAGATCGCCAGACGGCTGAGCATCTCCCCAGACACGGTGAAGGACCACCTCGGCCGCCTGTACCTCAAGCTGGCCGCACATGACCGCCATCACGCCGTCCTCCAGGCCCGTGCCCTGGGCCTCCTGCCCGCCCTGGCTGGGGCCGGAGCTGGGAGGGAAGGATGAAGGTCGCCGTGCTGTTTGATGGTGCCGGCCTTGCGCGTCTTGGTCTGGAGCAGGCTGGACATACCTGCACCGGATACGAACTCGACCCTTCCAAGCACACCCTAAGCCTGCATGTGGGAAGTGGGAACAGCGTGCTGGCGGATGTGCGGGACGTTGACCTCAGTGGATACGACGCGGTGTGGGCCAGCCCGCCGTGCCAGATTCACAGCGCCGCCCGCACCCAGGGCGCGCCGACCAGCGGCTACGCTACCGACCTGCTGGACTGGGCGCTGGCCCTGCCGCACCCCGTCCTCTGGGTCGAGAACGTTGCCCCCAATGGCCGATTCCCGACCTGGGGCATTCCATTCAATGCCGCCCAGTTTGAGCAGGAACCCCGCCAGCAGCGCCGTCGTATTATCGGCGGCCGTTACCCGGAGCCTGCCGTCTTCCGGCCATTCCAGTGGGACTACCCCGGTGTCTGCCCGGCCATTCTCGCCAGCGAGTACAAGGGGTCAGCGGGCGATACCCGGCGGGCCAGTCGATTCTACGGGCGGAAACTCACGGTGGATGAATGCGCTTACCGGATGGGCTTCGAGATTCCCCACGCCTGGCGCGCCGTGCCGGCCGGGTGGACGGCAACCGCCTGGCGCAACAACCTTTATCAGGCCATCGGGAATGGCGTCCCGCCGTTTATGGCCCAGGCCTTCGGAGAGGCGCTGGGCACCGGGCGCGCGCTGCGTCAGGTTGCTCAGGCCAGCCTGTGGCCGACTCAGTGACCCACCCCGTCCAAGCCCCGGCCGCAGCCAGAGCAGGAGCGCCAGCACGCGCACAGGAGGGTTGAAATGAGCAAAGGTCTTGTAGAGAGTGTTCGTCAGCTGTTGGTAGATTTTGACGCAGCCGAGCAAGCAGAGGAACAGGCCCTAGAAGCGGTCCTAGGCGCCTCTCAGAACGCGCCAACGAACGCGAAGGGACAGTTTCTAGACCCACAGGCGGTCCACGACGCAGGCGAGCCCCTACGCCCGGCCTTCGAGGCTGCTTCGGAGCGGCGGCTTGAGTTACAGCAGGAGATTGAGGACATGGCGTTTGAGGTTGCCCGGCATCTCGTTGAGCTGGCCGACAAGCTGACCGAGGCCACGTCATGAACCCCGCCCGGCCCCCCGCGCCCGCCCCGGCATTGTCTGACGCTGAGGTGCTGAGACAGGTTGGCATCGCCCTGGAGTGCTACGTCTCGACCCTCCACATGCAGGGCACGACGATCAAGAACCCTGGTATTGCACAGGCCAAGATGCAGGAGAGCGAGACTGTGCAGGCCCTGCGTGATCGCCTCCGCCTCCTCGCTCAGCAGCCTGCCGCCCCGGCCCCGGCTTTGGCGTTGGTCGAGGAACTGAGAGAGGCTGAGGCCGAACTGATGGATATGCGGTCAGGGCAGATGTCAGTTGGGCCAGCTTGGCGTGTGGAAGTGGCACTCAATATGGTCAAAGAAGGCCTGAGGCGCACGCTAAAGGAGCACGACACGCTGGCCCACCGCCGGGCTTCTCTAGCCAAGGCCCGCGCTGTTCTGGCCGCCGAAGCCGGGGAGGTGCGACCGTGAAGGTGCGCGAGATGAAGGCGCTGTTCGCGGCTCCCGACGTGAGCGGCTGGGATGAGCAGGAGCTGCTGATTGATCGTGACCAGTGCCAGCGGATTCTTGACCAGTACCCTGGCACCTACTATGCCGAGCTGTGCCAGAAGCGCCTGACAGTGGTCCTCGCTGCCCTGGCCCCTGCCGCAGCCCAGAGCGCGGAGGCGGGCCGCTGATGCCGATCAAGCCTGAGAACAAAGCGCTGTACCCGAAAGACTGGAAGGCCATCAGCCTCGCCGCCCGTGATCGGGCTGGGAACTGCTGCGAGGGCAGCCCGGCCTATCCGGAATGCCGAGTGGCGAACGGAGAGCCGCACCCGGCCACGCAGAGCCGCGTGATACTGACCGTCGCCCACCTCGACCATGACCCGGCCAACTGTGCTCCTGCCAACCTCAAGGCGTGGTGCAATCGTTGCCATTTAACTTACGATGCCCAGCATCACGCCAAGAACGCTGCTATCACTCGGCGTCAACGGAAATTGGATGCGGGAGCGCAAGAGCTTTTGGCCGTCCCGGACGAACACGAGGCGTATTCATCCAGAGGAGGTAAGGCTCATGCTTCCGATTGAGGCACGGCCCTCCGTCATACACAATCTCGTAAAGCCTTCTAAGACTTTCCTGCCCAGTGATTGCCACTCTATAAACTGGATTGACTACATTCCAACCCGTTTGCCTGATGTTCCAAGAGAATGTAATCCCATGCTGTTCAAGCCAGCCTTTCAAGCCATACATGGCCTCTTGAGACGCACCGACCACACTAACCATAAGATCGGGCGCTTGTTGACCACTTCGCTTCTGTTGAAGAAGAACGCTCCCGTCACCGTCAATCAGACCGCGTACGAAGGGGCCATACATGGCATCGGGCAACACGGGCCACGGCACATTCAAACTTTTATTTGGGGTCAATCCGTATCCCTTCAAAATACCTGCCATGTGCGGGGAACTGAATACGACGCGCCACGCCTTCCCATTATTCTTCGCACGAACCCCGTTCGGCTGTGCGATCAGCTCTGCAACAGTCTCCATGAGTTCACGGTCTTTCGATACAACTTCAATCGTGTTGCGGGAAAGGTTCCCGTCACTCCATATCAGGCCCAAGAGCCATGCAGCTTCAGGGGTCAAGGTATCAAAAAAGTGCTCATTGAACGGGTATCGAAAAACAGGCTGTGTAAGTCCAGCAGCAGCTTTACGGCGGTATTCAGTACGCTTGCTCATTGGTGCACCATCTGGGATACGTGGCGTGGACATATGTCTATTATACAAGCATATAGCCAGCGGTGCCACCTGACCTACGACGCGCAGCATCACGCCCGGAACGCCGAAGCGACCCGTAGAGCGAAGCGCGGCACTCCTCTATTTCCAGCTAGCTGAATCCTACTTTCTGATGCCGCCGTGGTGAGAGCAGGTGCCTGATCCGGTGCTTGTCGAGGCCCAGCCATCGGCACAGGTGGAACCGCCGAAGCCGCCGCCACCGAAGAGACCGCAACCTGACAGGACAGAGAGCATGAAGACGGCCATGAATCCGAGTGTGAGTTTTTTCATATGCTTCTCAGGGTACACCCACACTTGAGCGGTGGCTATTGCAAATGACAGGCAGCGAATTCTATTTATACCCGCTAATTGTTTTTAGACAGGGGAAATGGGGAGAGGCCAGCATTCCCGCTGGCCTCTCTTCGTTCTACTTCAGTCGCTCGATCACCGCGCGCTGCACCTCCGGATCCTCGGTAAACGCCTGAAGCAGCGCCTCGATCACGTCATACCGCTTCAGACTGCGCTTCTGCCGCTTCAAGGCGGTGTACTGGTCCTCGAAGCTGTCGAGGGTCGCCTGAAGGATCGGGGCCACGCTCAGCCGCCCGGTGGGGCCACCCTGGGGCGCCTCAAGTCGCATCCCCTCCCCTCTCGCCGCTTCCGCCTCCTGCTCCCGGTTCAGGTCGAGCATGGACGGCGCAGCGGCCTTCTTCTTGGGCTGCGGCAGGCTCACGAGTTGATCTCCTTCCAGACCTCACCGTAATGGTGCCCCTTCGGCATCTTCCCAGCGGCGGCCTGGTAGTCACCCCGGAGCGGGATGCGGGCGTCCAGGACCTTGAACCCGGTCTTCTGGGCCTCGATCACCGTCTCCTCTGTCCTGGCCGGGGCGAACCCTGCGCGGTTGATCAGGATGAACGCCTTCAGGTCCGGCCGGAGCTGCTGCGCCCGCTTGATCTGCCGCTCGGTGGTGCCCAGCATCCCGGTGTCGCTCGTCCCCACACCCAGTGGGATCACGGCCACGTCCGAGGCCATCAGGGTCTCGAGCATGGCGTCCCGGTCGTTTGCCGGGGTGTCGATGATCACCACGTCGAGGTCGCCCTCGGCGCGCAGCTGCTCTACGTAGTCCACCAGTTCGTGCTGCTTGATGTCGAAAGCCAGCGCGGGAATGCCCATGCCGGCCAGCTCGATCCAGTTCACGCTCTGCTTCGCCGGGTCGAGGTCGAGCACCGCTACCCGCTGCTTCAGGCTAGCCTCGCGGGCGAGGTGCACGGTGGTATGCGTTTTGCCGCTACCCCCCTTTCCATTTACGATCCCATAGACGCGCATGCCCACCACCGTACTTCAGCGCTAGAAATCAGGCAAGCTCAGACGCCTTCGTACATTTGTACATTTCTGCGTACATACATTTGTACAATTGACTGCCTGTTGGTCAAGGTGTACACTTTTTTTGTTGGGGTGGCGCAGGGAGCGGTTACTTCTTGGAAATAAGCTCCGCTTCCGACCCTTACCCCCCAATAACAAACCTGCTCCGGGTGGCGCAGAACACGGTTACTTCTCTGCGAAAGAAACGCCTTCGGGCACAACCGCGTTCGACCTTTCCCCCGGAGTTTTTCTATTCCTTGGAGGAGTCCAATGGCACAGTTAAATGTTGCAGCCCGCAATCCTTACCACACCCATGAGAACGCGCCCGCCGTTCCTGCAAATGCGGAGCAGCAGCTCCGGCGGCTCGTGATGGCAAACATGCTCTGGGAAGATCAGTTCTACGTTGATGGACAGACGACCGCCGATCTCATCAAGGCGTTGATTCCGAAACTACCGGCCGAGACGGTCGCTGAGATCGCCGTGCAGGCCAGAGAAGGCGGCAAGCTGCGGCATGTACCATTGCTTCTCGTGCGCGAGATGGCCCGTCATGAAAGCCACCGCTCCCTGGTAGCAGGCACGCTCGCCCGGGTGATTCAGCGGCCCGATGAACTGACCGAATTTCTGGCCCTCTACTGGCAGGACGGCCGTCAGCCGATCAGCGCGGGCATCAAGAAGGGGCTTGCGCAGGCCTTCGGAAAGTTCGACGAATACGCCCTGGCGAAGTACAACCGGGCGACTACGGTCAAGCTCAAGGATGCCCTGCGGGTTGCGCATCCGAAGCCGAAGGACGCGGTACAGGCCGATCTCTGGAAGCGCCTGAACAATGACGAGTTGGCGACCCCCGACACTTGGGAAACGCAGCTCAGCAGCGGGGCCGACAAGCGGGCGACATGGGAGCGGCTGATCGGTGAGGGCAAGCTGGGTGGTCTCGCCCTGCTCCGCAATTTACGGAACATGCAGCAGGCGGGCGTCCCCGACGCTGTGATCCGGCCGGCGCTCCAGGCAATGAAGACGGACCGCATCCTGCCCTTTCGGTTTATCGCCGCTGCCCGTTTCGCGCCTCAGCTGGAGCCGGAGCTGGAAGGCGCGATGCTGCGATCTCTAGAAAGTATGCCCAAGCTGCCCGGCCATACCGCGCTGTTGCTCGATCGGAGCGGAAGCATGGCGGAAGCCATGAGTGCAAAGAGCGACCTGACCCGTTACGACGGCGCGGCAGGCCTCGCCATTCTGGCCCGCGAGCTGTGCGAGTCCTGCGAGGTCTGGACGTTCCAGGCGGGCCATGCCGGAGCGCAGATGGGGTACTGGGGGAGAGGAGAGATGCAGAACATCATGACCCAGCTCCCTGCCCGCCGTGGATTCGCTCTGCGAGATGCGCTGGGCAAACCCGAGGGCGGCACCCTGCTCGGCGCGGCGGTTCAGTACATCAATGCCCGCCCCCACGACCGCCTGATCGTCCTAACCGATGAGCAGAGTCAGGACGCTGTGGGTGCAGCCACGGCCAGCAAATCGTACATGGTCAACGTTGCGGCCATGCAGCACGGGGTGGGCTTCGGTCCCTGGACGCGCATCAGTGGATTTTCTGAGCAGGTGCTGACCTGGATCCAGGCAGAGGAGCAGGGCGCGCTGAGCTAGGAATGCATGACCCGTCACTGAGAAGTACCGGATTACACGGCTGATTTCAGCAAAAGGGCGCCCCCGCCCAGACGCTTCTCAGCGCGGGCGGGGGCGTTGGCGGCGCAAGTCCGATAGGTCTAGAGTTCGGCACCCATCGCGCGGAGCAGGTCATCGAAGTCCAGAGGCTTGGCCCGCTGTACCGGCTGAACTGGGGTGGCAGGCGGCAGCACGACCGGCTGCGGCACAGGCTTGGCGTACGCGCGTCCCAACAGCCGATCCATGATCGTCGTCCCCCAGTTGAGTGTCATGACCCAGTGTGAACTTTTCGACATTAATTGTCTGTAATTCAGAACGTCAACTCTGGCCCGTCCAGCTTGAGCAGCCAGCGGATCGAGGTGGCCGCCGCTCCGGTCACAGTGATGGTCAGCGCTGCGTTCGTGGTGTCGGCTGTCACGGCAACTGTCCAGGCACTGGCCCCACTGTCCGCGAAGGCGGCCGTCACTGTGGGCGTGCCGACCAGGCGGGTGCTGGCGGCCGTCGCCCCGCGAGCAATCAGCCCATTGATGTCCCAACTGGCCACGACCGCCGCGCTGGCCGTCTGAGCCAGCAACGACCCCCGGAAGCGCACGCTCTGCCCAGCCGCGAGCGTGAAGCGCCCCTGGGTGCTGATGGCCGCGCCGTCCAGGGTGATCACCGTCGGGGTGGCGTCGGTCGTGGCGATTCGCAGGGCATGCTCGGTGATCTGGGCATCTCCACCGCTGGCGAACGGTCCCGAGGAGTGCGACCGCTGGCCGTAGCGAGGCGCAGAGGCCGCGCTGCCGCTCACGACCGTGAAGCTGGCGCTGGCCGTGTTGCTGCCGCCGCCCAGGACGACCGAGGACGTGCCGCTGGCCGTGTTGTTGCTGCCGCCGATGATCGCCGCGTTCGTGCCGCTGGCCACGCGGGCGGCGGTGGCCCGGCTGGTCTGGAGGTCCACCGCTCCGGTGCCGCGAGCATTGCCGGCCACACTGCTCGCCTGCCCGGGTCCGGTGGTTTGGATGGCCCCGTCGGCGGTGATCAGCAACTGGTTCCGCAGCGTGAGCGCCGTGACGCGCAGGTCGGTGACGCTGGTGACGGCCGTCGTGGAGGTGACGACCTTGGCGAGCCGGAGGGTGTTCGCCGCTTGTGTAGGAGCTGCGGCCGCGTTCGCCACCTCGGTGTAGGTGTAGGCGCCTGCGGCCGTCAGGTCGACGTAGGTGTCCTTGCTGGCGGTGTAGGTGCGGGCGGTGGCGGCGAGGACCACGCGAGCACCAGAGACGTAAGCTACGCCCGCCGTGGTGGTGCTGCTCAGGCTGGCACTCGTCGGAACGGTCAGACCCGACGCCACGAAGTCGCCGAACAGGTCGCTGTAGGTGATCCAGCTCTTGAACTTCGCCCCGATGGCCGTCGCCAGCAGGCTGATCTGGGAGGCGAGACTCATCTCAGGTCAGCGCCGCGACGAACACGGCCACGAAGTCGGTCGCCGGGTCACCGATCTGCGAGGTGCTGTAAACGTTCAGGTTCGCCTGTCCCTGCGTCTGCTGGGTGCCGGTCAGGCTCTGTGCGGCGTCGAAGCGCAGGCGGAAGCCGACGGCCGTCACCAGCCCGGCGGTGGCCGTCTCGTCGGTCGCCAGTTGGTCGGCGATCTCCTTCAGGGTATCGAGCGCGGCCGGCGCGGCACCCACCACGCCCGCGATGGCGGAGGTGACCGCGCTGTTGATCTTGCTGCTGCTCCAGGTGTTCGTACTGTTGGTGGTCGTGTCGTTGATCGTGGCGGCCCCGGCGACCTGCGCCTTGACCTCGTTCACGGCCGAGACCAGGTCGCCCTTGGCGGTGGTGGTGAGGTTGGCGAGCGTGCCGATCCGGCTGTACGCGGTCTTGAACTCGGTGGCGATACGGGTCGCCAGAGCGGTGATCTGGGTGGCGAGACTCATGGGACTCCTTTCAGGCGAGGACGTTCTCGAACACGAGGACGAGGTCGACGGCGGGCGTGACCTCGTCCTCAGTCACGAGGTCAGGGCGGTCGGTGATGGAGGCCCACGGGAGGGTGGCAGCGGCACTGCCGGGGGTTCCGGGTGGCCCAGGGACCGGGACAAAGGCCACACCGGCCTCGACGGGGATGGCCGCAGTGGCCGCCAGCACCGGGTCCGGTAGGCCGCCGGGCAGCATCTGCATCAGCGGCGAGGGGTCCCAGACCACGCCCGGCAGCATCTGCGCAAGCACGTGCGGATTAGGGCCGAGGGTCGTCATGTCTCGATCGGCCCTACGATCAGGCCCGCGTCTGGCCGCGTCACGTCCTGCACGATCTTCCACTTCCCGCCGATCCAGGTGTAAGGTCCGACCCCAGGCCCACTGAATTGCAGATCCCAGACGCATTCCGAAATGACGTTCTTTGTCTGCTCGCCGGTGAACCGCAGCACCAGGCACGGCCCGGTGGTGCCGTCCGGGAGCGGGTAGGCCGCCTCGATCCGGATGCTGCTGTCGCCGCTGCTCAGGCTGATCAGGGCGGTGGCGTCGGTGGCCGTTTTGCGGAACTCGGCCTGCATGGTCGGGTAGGCGGCCTGCAGTTGGGCGAGCTTGTCGGCGGGCATCGGGATGTTCGGCCCCGGCCGGCCGGAGACCAGCGGGCCGGGGTAGGTCAGGGCGATCGCGCGTTCGAAGGCGTCACCACGCACGCCAGGAGGGAGGGTTACGGCATAGGGCATGGCGTCACCTCCCGCTGATCTCAACCAGACTGCCGTTCTCTCGATTGGCCCTGATGACCGAGGAAGCGTACCCGGTCACGTAGATGACCCGCTTCTCAGGTGCGGGCACGGCACCCAGCACGCACAGGATGCCCGTAGGTTCCGGAATGCAGCGGCTGTCGTTCACCCGCAGGGCCGGGCCCATGAGGTGCGCCACGGTGTTCAGGGTCGCCGTCTTGCCCGGCAGGTACGTCAGGGTGGTGTACGCCTGCCCTGGCGTCTGGCTGGCCGTGAAGGTCGCGCCCTGGGCATCGGCCGGCAGGACGGGAGCGGACGGCCCGATCAGGGCGTAGCTGGCGAGCAGCAGCGGCAGGGTGAGCAGCAGGCGCTTCACTTCGTCACCTCCGCACCGCTGGGCAGCTCTGGCGCGTCGACCACTGGCGCCACCGGGAAGAGCTGGCGGTACACGCTCTCGATCAGGTTCTCGAGCGCGCCGCTCGCCAGGATCGGGGCCAGCCATGCCTGCGCGACCAGCGGCGCGAACTCCTGCAGCACGAACCGGACGACCACCGCCACCACCTCGGCGCGGTCCATGCCGGCGAATGCCCCGGCCAGTCCGTTGGCGGCCGTCACGGTGTCGCTCACCAGCTTGATCACGCCGGGCATCCCGAAGGCACTACCCAGGCTCTCCACGTCGGCCCGCAGGATCGGCAGGGTCTTGTCCGCCCAGGCAGCGAGCGCGGTGGCCTGTCCGGCCGTGGGCGTGCTGGAACCGAGCGAGAGGGCCCCGCTGAGCAGGGCAAGCAGTTTGAAATTCATGGGGTCTCCAGTGATCGGCGCGGCCTCGGGAGCCGGGAGCGGAGCGGGCGTCGGAGTGGTGGGTGTGGGGACCACGTTGTCGGGGGTCAGGACCGGAGCCTTCTGGCCGGGCAGCAGCAGCGTGCTGTCAGCCGAACGGATGCCCCAGAGCCCCAGGGCGCCCAGGACGGCGAACAGCTCGGCCGGAATGGCGGGCCAGTGCCGGATCGGGGCCACAGCGTTGTAGACGGCAACGACGAGCGCCACGACGAGCGCCCAGAACGTCTTGCTTGCCAGGTAGGACTTGTATTTGGCCATCAGGGCCTCCAGAGGGGGAAGACTCAGCCGACCAGCGGCAGCAGGCGGCGGTAGACGGCGAGCATGTCGGACAGGCCGAGTCCTGCGCGACCGTTCACGGCGTAGCGGGTGCCGGAGATGTTGCCCTGCCTCGCCATTGCGTCGGCGCCGCTCATGCGGGTCCAGTAGGCGCAGGCGGCGAGGCAGCTCACACCGATCTGCTCGATCAGCTCTGGAGTCGAGCGCAGCGGCTGGTTGATCAGGAGGCCGGTGCGCTGGAAGTTCGCCTCGCCGGTCGTCTGGATATACCCGCCGCCCCGGTAGCGCCAGCCGTCGCCGCTTGCCACGTCACCGTTGCCGAGCCTGCCCGCGTACACCAGATTGGCGAGCCCCTGCGGGTTGCCGAGGTAGGGGCCGGTCGGGTAGACGCCGCCGCGGCGGGGGTCGAACTTGCTGGGGAAGACGGCTCTCAGACGCGCGGCCGTGGTGTAGTACAGGTCTTCGCGCTTCGGGATGATCCCGCTCTCGACCGTCAGGTTGGCGAGCAGGGCCGCCGCCGAGTGCGGGTCGGTGATGTGGAACTGGTCGAGTGCCCAGGTCATCTTCAAGGCGGTCAGTTCGGCAGTCGGGTGTCGGGCGTTCGCGGTCAGGATCATCTGGCGGGTGACGATCATGGCCTCCACCTCTCGAGTTCCTTCTCGGCCGCGTGCGCCCTGGCCTCGGCGCTCTCCGCTCTGACCCGGTACTCGGCCAGCGTGTCCCAGATGGTCGGGCGGGTGCACAGCCGCCAGGTCAGCACGATGGTCGCCAACTCTGCCAGCAGGAAGCTGAGCGTGGCCGGGTTGCCGGTGTACACGTTCCGGGCGAAGTTCATCATCAGCGCGGTCGCCACCACCACCCAGGCCGCCCGCGTCTGCCACGGGGCCTCCCGCACGTACCAGAGCGCGTAGGCGATGATCAGCGCCGGCACCCAACGACCGATCACCAGCAGCAGCCCGCTCAGACTGGTGTGCAGCTCCGGGATGATGCGGGTCGAACCGATCACCGTGTCACCGATGTCGGCCAGCACCGCCGGCACGAAGGCGCCGAGTAGGATCACCCCGCCCAGGAACACCACCAGCAGCGCGTCCACCCACGTCCAGGCCGGGCCGCGCCGGGCGTGCGCGCGCTCCACGAGCCGTTCAGCTTGTCTTGTTGCCATCATTCGGACCCTCCTTTTTGACGAGTGAGACGCCGTACTTGCCGCTGATCAGGCCTGCCGCGAAGCTCCAGAGCGGCGGGCCGATGGAGCCGTAGACCATCGCCAGCCCCATCGCCGCCTTGATCTGCAAGGGCTTGATGCTGTCCTGGATCAGCAGCAGCGAGACGGCCGCCAGGGTGCCGTACAGGGTGTCGCGCATCACCTCGCCGAGCGTGGTCGGCACCTGCCCTGCGCGGCGCAGGTTGTCGCGTTCCTTGCTGGCCCGCAGCCAGCTGACGACCAGGGACAGGACCACGCTCACGGTCAGGAGGACGATGAAGCGCAGCCCGATCAGTTCCTGCAGTTCCGGTGTCATCCCACCCCCTCGGGCACGCGCCACCAGCGACCGGAGCGGTCCTGCCACTCCACCCACCACCAGCTCGGCGTCTCACGGATCAACGCCCGGTTCGGGAACAGTTCCTCACGGCCGGGCGGGTTGTCGGGCAGGGAGCCGCCCAGCAGCGAGGCGTAACGGATGTAGGCGATCCCCTGGCAGCCGGGGCGCTGGCGGATGGTGAGGCGCTTGTCGAGCAGGTTCCCGGGGGTGGCGGTCACGGTCACCCGGCAAAGCGTCGGCGCTGGAGGCGAGAGGGAAGCAGACGCGGCCCCGGACAGCAGGGCCAGCAGCAGAACGTATTTCATGGTGTCTCCAGGAGTCAGGCGCCGATCTTGGCGATGCCGGCCGCCGCCGCCTTGTCTCGGAACAGCTTGAAGGTGGCGTATTCGTCGGCGAAGAGCACCGGCAGAGCGACGGTGGTGGTCTGATAGACGTTGTTCGCGCCTGACAGTCCAGTGGCCGGGGTATACGCGGTCGACGTGGTGAGCGCGTTCGAGGCGTCCCGGTACTGCCAGTTGACCGTGTTCAGCTCGACCAGGTTGTTCTTGAAGACGGCCGCCGAAGCGTTGTTGTAGTTGTAAAAGCTGATGCCGACGTTCCCGTTCCCGTCTTTGCCGATGCGCGTGCCGTTCCAGGTGAACGGGCTCCGAACGACCGTGTTGTTCCGGGCGATGTTGTCGTTTCCGCCGACCACCGCCACCCCGTAGTTGGTCGTTGCCACCACGATGTTCCCCAGGATCTGCACGTACCCGCTGTTCACGTCGCCCGCGATGATGCCGCCGCCCGTGTAGTAGGTGCCCGCTGCCACGTTGTACGGGAAGGCTCCGTTGATGTAGTTGTCGTGAATCAGGATCGGGCTGCCCGCCGTGCCTGAGGACTTGAAGGTGTTGATGTTGTCCTCGACGCGGCTCTGCCCGGGTTCGTTGTGCGTCCAGTTCCAGCCGATGTCTACTCCCACCATGCCGGTGGCCCCGTTGAACAGTGCGGTCTGGCCCCGGTAGAAGCTGCCGTCGTCGGTGGTCGGGTCGGTTCCGGCCTGCCAGCCCCCAGCCCCGTCGCTCTTCATGCCGCGCACGTTGCGGGTCTTGTTGTACTTGAAGATGAACGTGTTGGCGGCCGTGTGGTTGCCCTGGTAGTTCTTGAACTCGGTGGTCAGGAACCCGTGCGAGAAGCAGTTCTGGACATCAAGGTGGATGGCATCCTCGGCGTTGACCAACTTGCCGGGGATGTTGCCCGCCGCGCCGGGGTGGATGGCCCAGGCCCGCAGGTTGCGCACCGTGACATTTCTGCCGAAGCCATGAATGCCATGCGAGGCGCTGGCAAGGCGGCCGGTCAGCGTCACCGGGTCCGTAGTGTTGACGACGACCGCGCCGGTCTGCTGCCCACCTGTGGTGTAGCGAGCATTGACGGTGTGGTTGCCGCCGGTGGTGATGACGAGCTGCCCACCCCAGGCGCGGGCCGGCTGGGTGAAGGCGAGCACGCTGCCCTGTGAGACCTGGACCCCGGCAATGAATGCCGAGAGCTTGTAGGTCACGCTCGCGCCGTCCTCGACCTCCCCGTCCAGAAAGGACAGCTGGGTCGAAGGAATGGTCAGGGCGTGAACAGGAACGTACTGCCGCCCTGGGCCGTCACTGCGCTCGACCACGTACTCGGTCGCCCCAGCCACGGCGCCCCACGTCAGCGTCACGTAATCGCCGTCGCTGCTCAGTGCGAATTGCGCCTGCCCGCCAAAACTGTTATAGGTGGCGAGCGAGACGCTGCCCCGTCCCGGCAGCCCGCTGTCCACCCGAACGGTCGGGTCGGTCAGGGCGGTGGTCAGGATCAGGGTCCGGCTGCCAGGCGCCTGCGGTTTGAGGGCCTGCGTGGCGGCAGAATCGTAGAGGCGCTGCCGCCCGATCCGGGTGGCGTACCGAGGCGAGGTCGCCATCTCAGGTCGCCCCGGTCAGCGCCGCCTGCGCCCCACGGTTGACCACGACGCTCTCAAGCAGCACGTCCACCGAAGGGTAGTTGCTGTACACCCCGCTGTAGCCCGCGCCGAGCACCAGATTCTGGTAGGTGCTGTAGGTCCAGCCAGTCGGCTCGGCGCTGCCGGTATCCCAGATTTTCACGGCCAGCCAGGTGCCGAACGCCTCGAACCGCCAGTAGTAGGCGGTGCCGTGCGCGACGGGTGAGGCCACGCTGTCCACAGTGGTGTAGGTTCCGGCAATCACCTTGAGCAGTTTGAGCAGGTGGTTCGCCTCGTCTACCAGGACGATCAGGCCCGTCTCACTGCCGGCCGCGCCGGTCATGCGGAGGAACACGCCGTAGTTCGCTGTCGGCCCTCCGGTCTTCAGGAGGTACAGCTCCTGGAGGTCGGCCACGCTCCCGGTCGTCTCGTCGCTGGCGTAGCGTCGGCCGGTGTTGCCGTCCGCGGCGAAACTCAACCCAGCCCCATAGGGAAGCGTCGAAGAGACCGGGCCGGTGTACACCGTGCTGCTCGGGAAGCCGGCGCCGAAGCGGTCGATGCGGAACCTGCCGGTCGGCACAGCGGCGTTGCGGGGGTAGTTGGCGACGAGCAGGCCGTCGAAGCGGGCCTGGGGGTTCAGGGCCGCGCCGTCAACCACTGGACCGACATATCGCCACTGAGAAGCATTCAGAATTTTCCCGAACTCGACGTAGTTCTGGTTGGCCGTCTCGGTCAGGTCGGCGGGTTTGCCTGCCCGGGGGTCGAGGTCGCGCCAGTTGATCGTGCCCGGCGCTGTCTGTGCCTGCATAGCTCGGATGTAACGGGGGGTCAGGGCAGGTGCGGCCGGATCGGTGTTGATGACTGACCCGGACTGCCAGTATTGGCCCAAGTGGTCAAGCCAGAGGATCTGCGAGAAGCCGAGTTCGTCAAGGAAGCTCGGGTGGAGGTCGGAACAGGTGACGCCGTCGGCATTCAGGCTGACCAGTCGGTTCGGTGTGCCGCCCGTGAGTGGGGTCGGCCAGAGTCCCGGCGGTGGGGTTACGACGGTCCAGTTGGCGGGGGTGAAGCTGGCACCACTGGTGAAGGCTGTTGCGGCCCGGTAATAGCCGCCCTGGGCCGTCACGGCGTCGTTCACCGCGTAGGCGGTAGCGGCGGTCCAGGCCCCACGGTTGTTCAGGCCGACCGCGCCAGCCGTGCCCCGGATGTTTCCGGTCACGCTGTAGGTGCCCGAAGAGCGCGTGTAGACGTCGCCTGTGGCGGTGTTCAGGTACTGGTCGGTGTCCACACCGAGGCTGTTGGCCGGCACGCCCGAGCCGGTGCGCCACTTCGAGCCGGGCGCGCCGGGCGTACCTGCACCGCCGCCCCCGCCTGGCCGGTTCTGAAAGCCGCCGCCGGTCATTTCGCGTACCAGGTCAGGCGCACACCGGCCGCGCTCAGCAGGGCCAGATGGGTGTACAGCGCCTGCCCCTGCGGATCGAGGAGCCGGTAGGTCTGGGCGGCGTTCATCGGGAGCCAGCCGCCTGCCGAGCCATCGGACACGACGGCCCCGGGCGCACCGGCGGTCGGTTTGTTGGGGCTGGCAGTCGTGACCTTTCCAGCCCGGAAGCGTATCTCGGCGCCCATGCTCTCGATCAGGACCGAGCCCGCGCCGTCGGGGATGCCGAGGGCGTTGGCGGCCGAGCCATCCAGGGGGCCGCTCCCAGCGGGGTACTCGTTGACCATCCCGTCGAGGGGAGACATCAGGACCGGCGCGTACCCGGGCCCGGTGAACTGAAAACTGAGAGGCTGTGGGGTTGTGGGCATGCTGAACCTCCAAGAGAAAACCCCGCACATGGCGGGGTGAGTCGGCGTCTGTTCGGGGTTACCAGTAGCCGGCGCCGAACATCTCGGTCAGGGCGGACGCGAGTCGCTGCCCCGCCTTGGCCTGTCCGGCGAGGGTCGGGTGGGTGCCGTCGGTGTAGTCGGCGGGCACGGGCGCCAGCCAGCCGGTGGTGTCGATGGTCGGGACGCTCAGCGCGCGGGCCACGTCCTGGATCTCTGGCCAGAACGCCCCGTTGAAGGGCCGCATGGCGACCACGGCGCTGCTCGGGTTGGCGGCCCGTCGCTGCTGGACCAGGTCGGCGTACCCGGCCCGTGCCTGCTGTGAGGTGATGATCACCGAGGGGGTGCGGCCGACCGCGCCAGCGTCGTTGGTCAGGTGGTTGATCAGGATCACGTCCGGCTGGCGCAGGTCTCGCCTCGGCCGGCCGTTCATGTACTCGCTGGTATTGCGGGCCGCCAGTGGAACGCCACCGCTGCCACTGACCAGGACACCAGTGCCGCCGAAGCCGTTGTTGACCGGAATAGCCCCCAGGAGATCACAGGCGACGTGCAGGTAGTTCAGTTCGCTGAGGAGATTGCTCGGCTGGCTGGGTGGCCCGCTCGCGGGGTAGGGCAGCATGGCCACACCGGCGGTGATGCTGTCGCCGTCGGCCTCGACCCAGCGGGCGGAGGGATCATACCAGGGCGCGGCCGTGCCGCCGGTCGCCACGATCAGCTCGGCCACGCACAGGCCGGAGCCGTACGCCCAGTGCTGGTCGTTCTCGTAGATGGCCGAGCCGAGCTGCACCTCGTAGGTCAGGTTCGGGTTCAGTCCGGTCACCGGGTCGATGCGGATCAGACTCCCCGGCCCGCCACCATCCGGAACCTGCGTGCGCACCCACGGGCCCCAGGGCAGGCCCTTGCCGAACTCGCGCCACCTCGCGGGCACGATCGGGCGGTAACTCATCCCGGCCGGAATGGCGATCACCAGACCAACACCCGGCGTACCGCTGACCACCGTGCGCAGTTCCGCCCCGCTGGTGGTGGTGCACAGCACCTGCCGGGCCGCCTCAAACCGAGTGAACCAGCGGCCGATCGGGGCCACTTTAGAGAGCAGCACGCTCGGGGTGTCGTCCACCGTCAGGCTCTGCACCCGCACCGGGCCGCTCAGGCTGGCGAGACCGATCCGCCCCTCCGCCAGCAGCGGGGCCGTGGCGTCATACCCGACCGCCCCACTCGGCGCGTCCGGCCGCGCGTCTCCATTCCCCCAGACGCGCACCACGAAGCCGCTGCCCTGCACGCTCGGCCCCACCAGCACCTCGGCGGTGTAGTTGTCGGCCGGAATGGCGATGCTTACCCGGCTCTGCACGTCGCTGATGGTCAGGTCGGCGGCCACCTTCCACCAGCCGCACTGAATCACCGTGCCGTCATCCCAGACGGCGTAGACGTAGCCAGGGGCGTCCTGCACGCCCCAGTTCAGCACCAGCCGCTGCGTGGCGTGCTCGACCTGGGCGCGGAGCACCCCCTCACTGAACAGGTGGCCCAGCACCACGCCCCGCGCCTTGCCGGTGTTCACGTCCGAGTCGATCAGCAGGCCCGCGCTGTCGATCAGGGCGGTGCCGCTCTCGACGCTCAGGGCCTGCTGGCCGTCCACGTTCCCGGCCTTGAAGGACAGGCTGTTGAACAGCCGCAGGGTCGGTGGGAGCGGTGTGCGGGCACGCGGAGTCCCGGAGTCGATCAGGGCCAGCGCCGCCTCGGCCTGCGCCTGCAGCTCCTGGCTGTCGGCCTGACTGCGGGCGGTGCTTGCCAGCGTCACCGTGCGGGCATGCTCGAGTGCGGCCACCAGCGACTCGATACTGACCTGCTTCGGCACCACGATGGTGTCACCGGGCATTACTTGCCCACCGCGAAGAAGGTGGTGAGCGGCTGCAGGCTGACGTTGGCACCGTACACCACGACCATCTGCGCGCCGGTCAGCGTCTGACTCTCACAGCTGATGCTGCTGTATGTCCCTGGAGCGAGGCCGCCAATCAGCCCCGGGGTGATGACCTCCACCGCGTTCGGGAATGGAATCGGCCAGGAGAAGGCGCGGCGGTTGAACTGCCCGGCGGCGTAATTGCCAGCGCCGAAGTCCACCCGGCCCCACTGGAAGATCTCCCCATTGGGGAGTTGTACATGGCCAGTGCCGGAGACGAAGCCGAGGTTGGCGGGGCTGACGAGATCCAGGCTGCTCTTGCCGTCCAGCAGGTCGGCGTCGAGCAGGCTGCCCTGACCGTCCACCGTCTTCAGCTTGGCCAGGAGGGCCTGGGCGTCTCCGAGCGTGGCGACCTTGCCCTGCAGGAAGCCGAGCACGTCAATCAGCGCCTGAATCGGCACTTCGAGCGAGTTGTACGAGTCGCGGGCCTCGCCGTCGACGGGAATGATGGCCTGGATCGGCACGGTGCCGTCGTTCCCGGGCGTCAGGGTGCGGGGGGTCAGTGCTTTCGACATCGGTTACCTCACGGGTAGAGCTGAATGGCGTTGTTGAGCCCCCACACGCTGCCGTCGCCCCAGGTCGAACCGTCGCCCCAGTGGTCGGGCTTCGGGAACGGCACGTAGTAGAGTTTTCGGAGCTTGGCGTGGGCGGGCTTGATTTCGTTGATGATGCCGACGATTCGCTGCCCCTCGTGGGCGCCGAGCGGGAGGTTCCAGCTGCTGTCGTCGCCCCAGGTGCTGCCGTCACCCCAGGCGTCGGTGGTGTACTCGGGCCGGGTGGCCGTGAGAAAGACGCTGAACTCGGCCCAGATGCTGCGGTCCTCGTGGAAGTGCTCGACGATCCGCACCGCCCAGGCCGCGTAGTAGGTCCAGTCGCGCGGCACCTCGTACGTCTCGATCTCGTACCGCACGCCGTCCACATAGAGGACGCTCAGGCCCTGGCCGACCGGGTCGCGCACGCCGGTCACCTGCAGGCTGCCGCTCCCGTCGTCGTGGGCGGTGAACTGCACCGTGTTGCCGGCGTCGATCACCCGCCCGTACTCGTTGGTGTAGCCCAGGGCCTCGAGTGCGTGCGTCATGCCGGGCAGGGTGCCGGCCTCTCGCCAGTAGTCCCAGGCGTTGACCAGTCTGTTTCTGTACGCGGTCAGGTACTCGCCAGGGTAACGGGGCAGGCCACGTTCTCGCCCGGCCAGTTCCAGGGCGTCTTCGGGAGCGGTGACCACCAGCCGGGCCAGCATCGCCGCCCGCGCACTGTCGGCCAGATCGTCGAGCGGCGCGGCCAGCGCCGTCAGGTGCGCCTGTGTCACCTCGTCTTGGTAGTCGGTGGGGTTGATGCGGGCGAGGCGCTTCAGGTAGTCGAGGAAGCTCACGCGAAGTCACGCCAGGTCAGCGTCGGTTGCAGAATCAGCGCCTCGGTGGGAGCGAGGTGCAGGTACTGGGGCGCGGTGGTGGTCACCACGTCGAGCATCCCAGCCGGCAACATGGCCGCCTCGATGATTTCGGCCAGATACACCGAACCGCCGATGGGGGTGGCCTGCTGGAGCGCCGAGAGGTTGGCGATGATCTCACCCGCGATGCGGGTGCGGTCGGCCCCCGGCGCGTAGAGCTGCAGGCTGAAGGCCAGCACGCGGGGGGTGGCCGCGTACACCTGCACGTCGGCCGTCACTGGCCGCCGGTCCTGGATGTAAGCGTCGGCCAGCGCCACCGGCACCGGGCCGAGGCCGCCTGTGCCCCAGAGCACCACGTCCACCGTGCCCTGCCCGCGCGGGTGCTGGTCGAGCACCGCCACCTTGTCGACGCTGGGGGTACTGGAGAGCGCCCAGAACTCGTAGGCACCGCGTGTGGCCCCGCCACCCCGTTCAGCCCACCGCAGGCGGCAGCGTTGCCGCAGGGAGAGGTCGCTCTCGGCGTCCGCACCGGCCAGCACCAGCCAGTCGGGCGCATTGGTGACGCTCAGGCCCGGCTGCGGGGTGTTGAGCACGGTCAGGCTGTTCGCCGTGACGTTGGAGACGCTGCCCGGCGACTCGGCCTGTGCGAGCACCTGCACCGTGCCGCCCACCGGCACCGTCGCCCCGGCCAGCGTCACGAAGCGGACCGCACCGGACGGGGTGCTGGCCCAGACCGCGCCCGCCTCCAGTTCGTACGGGCCGTTTCCGGGCAGGGCCGTGAAGGTCAGGTAGCCCTGGGCGATGACCGAGTCCTGGCGCAGCAGACCGTACTGGCTGTAGGCCAGCTCGCTCAGCCACTCGCCAGACGCCGTGTCGAGGTAGCCCCCGGCGGCGACGGCAGCGATCAGGCGCTCGGCGTCGGCGATGCCCTCGGCCGGGAGTTCCAGCAGCGTGCGCTGCGGATCGCCGGGGGTGTAGTTGGTCAGCGAGTGGCCGGGGTAGTCGATGCTCAGGACGCCGAGCATCCGCGAGAGGATCTGGGCGCGCGTGCGCGGTTTGAGCAGGTCAGCTAGAGGCATGATCGGGCCTGTTTTGGCATATTGACCTCCAATGGAAAACCGCCCCCGAAGGAGCGGCTGAACAATTTGTATTTCTAGGGCTAGAGAGTAGCCCTGAATTCCTGAGGGGTCTTAGCGTTCTTCCGTAGATTGCAGGTCGGGCAGGCAAGGCAGAGATTGGCTGGCCAGTTTGTGCCACCTCTCACCAGCGGGATCTTATGGTCTATATGCCTATTTTCGCCGAGTAGTGAGCCGCAGTAATAGCATCTGCCGTCCTGCAACAGAGCCTTTTGTTCAATATGCATCTGTGTAAAATTTCCAGCTGCGGCAAGATGACGCCCGCGCCTTCGATGGGCGGTGACAAGGCATTTCAATTTGTACCCATCCGGATTCTTTTTCCAATACTTTGCTGTGCAGGCATTTTTATCCTGTCTAAATTTAACAGGATTCAATTTATGTTTCTCTTGCAATTCAGTGAACCTTGTGGTCTCACATGGGCGACAAAAAGTCATGATCCCAGCCTTTTTGTTCGGATTCTCCCTGTATTCGGAAAAAGCCTTGACTTCTTTGCACCGTTGGCAGCGCCTACCACCATCAACGAATGTAGTTATCCTCTTCCAACCTGGGCCATGAATCTTCTGTTTTCTAAGGTCGTACTCAGCCGCCTTCCGTTTAGCCACGCAGACCTTGCAATCCTTTCTGAAAGCGCCATCTTTGGAGCGTTGGCTGAAGCTTTCAATCGACTTCTCTTCATTACAGCTGCGACAAATACTATTGGCGCCCATGTCTATATGATAGCACGTGTTTTAACCTAAACCATACGGTGTCACCCCCTGCACTTCGAACTGCTGCCCGGCGTCGACAGCCTCGATCACCAGCGAGAAGGGTCCGGTGCTGGTGTCGAGGTCGGCCCGCAGGCGAATGGACCTGAGCGTGACCTCGAGCGGCGTCACCGAGGCGTCCAGAATCCGCTCGTCGTTCTCGATCTCGACGCCCAGCACCGCGCACAGTTCCGCGCCGCCGTCGTTGGTCGCCTCGCCCATGTAGTCGTGCAGGCTGCTGCCGAAGCTGAGGTCGTAGAACAGCGCGCCGATCGGGGTGCGGATGCGGCGGGCCACCGACTCGGCCAGCAGGGCCAGCCCCGACACCTGCCCGCCGAGTGTGGGAATCAGCGTCAGGTCTGTTCCGAAGTCAGGCACGGAACACCGCCAGCAGGTCCGGCAGCGCGTCCAGTCGGGCGTCGAGTTCGGAGAGCAGCCCGTCGGTGAGCGTCTTCACGCTCTGCAGGCTGGTCAGCTTCTCCTGCGCAGCCGTCAGCATGGCTGCCGTGCCAGTCAGTCCCGTCTGGGCCGTACCGAGGGCACCGCCCGCCAGTCCGAGGAGATACCCGGCCGCCGGGCAGGCCGCCGCGATCTGGTCGGCCGTGGCGCTCCCGGTCAGCTCCTGCAGGCCGGTGAGGGTGCTCTGGGCGTCTCCCAGCGTGGCCTGGGCCTCTTCCAGCACGGTGAGCTGCGCGGTGGCCGCCGCGATCTGGGCGTCGATCTGCGCGGCGTAGCTGCTGAGCTGGCTTTTCTGGTCGGTCAGCGCGCCGATCACGAGGCTGGAGACGTCGGCGCCGCCTAGCTGGATCTTGAGCGCCGTGGCCGCCTCCGACCCCAGCAGGGAGGTCAGGGCTGCGAAATCGCAGGCGGTGGCGGGTGGAGGCAAGGGTGGGAGGGCGGCGACTGGCGAAGGGGGCACGCCGGGCGGGGCCGGACTGCCCTGCGCCTCCCAGTTGGTGCCCTGAGAGCCGAGAAAATCTGCTAGTAGCATGGTTACCCCGAGGTGACGCGGCTGCTGCCGGAGGCGATGACGCCCGGCCCAGCGGGAGTGGTGACGGCATCGCCCACGCGGGCCACCGGCGGGCCACCGTCCGCCAGGCTGACCGTCGCGGCGCTGAGGCTGAGCTCGTTGATTCCGTAGAGGGTGACCGAGTTGGTGGAGGCCATGAGATAGAGAGCCTGCCCGGCCCGGTCAACCAACCGCACACTCTCTGTGCCGGGTCTGGCCTGCATCTCAAGGGTCTGACCGGCCATGTCCACCAGCCGCACACTCGGAAAGGCATACACCGCCTCGTCGCTGGTCTTGCCCCGGTCGTCGTCAAGCATCAGGCGCTGGCCTTTGCCGGTCTGCAGGTCGAACAGTTCGAGCTCGGCGTCCATCTGGGTTACCAATGGCCGGCTGGGGTCGGCGTGCTGAAAGACCAGGATCGCCGTCCCGCCCGCCTTAACCTTGATGCGGCTGCCGGGGATGGGCGGCATGAACCGCACGCGGGTCAGTTTGGGCAGCTGTGGGTGGTCCGGTTGCAGGTCGAGGTGATGATCGCCGTGGTCTCGAAGAATCCGGCACGGGAAGTGCCCCAGCCAGTCCGCGTGCCCCATCACGCCCCGCACCACGTTCGCCAGTCCGGCGGGCGCCTGGTCGGTGCCGTCGCCGGTCGAGACCTCTGCCCGCAGCCGCGCGCCGATCTGATGCACCACCCGGGTCACGCGCTTGGGCACCTGCTCAGCCCCGCGCGTCATCGTCAGCCGCACGCCTGGTGTCAGGGTCGGATCGGCCGCCACCACGAACGTCCCCTGGGTGCTGTCCTCGCTCTCGATGGGGAGCGGTGTGGCGTGCTCCTCCCACTGCTCGACGTCGATGCGCACCGCGCCGTCCGGCATCACGCGCCAGGTGCGCTCCGGGTAGCGAGCCATCAGCGAACCCAGCGCCTCGAAGGCCGCGCCCTCGGGCCTGATCCAGTGCGGCAGCGTGCCGGGCAGTTCGATCTCGCCCGCCGCCTCACCACACTCCTCAAGGATGTCCCGTGCGATCTGCGCCGGGGAGAACTCACGGTAGGCCTTCGCCTCGATCACGGTGCTCAGACCGCCGGAGCCACCGACCACCCGCACCGCCTGATAGCCGCCCTGGGGGCCGCTGCGCTCGACGGTGCAACGGTAGGTCGGGCCGTTCTCGAACTGCACCTCGACCGGGTCGCCGCGTTTCAGGCTCTTCTGGGTGTCGAGCAGGACGTTGGCAACCAGGCGGCCCCGCAAGGGCATGGCGATCTGTCCGGAGATCACGGGGATTCCGGCAAGTTGAACGTAGGCCACGGTCACCTCCTCGGCGTGGTATGGATGAAGGATGCGAACATTTCTCTTGGCAGCGGCACTAAGCCTGAGCGCTTCTGCTGGCGCTCAGATCCAGAATCAACTTCCGTTTTCGCTGAACTTTCTGCTGCTGAAGTCTGTCTTCCCGGCTGGATACGACGTGGCTGAAGCCTGTAAGACGCTGAAGATCGACGCCTATGGAGACGCCACCTACACGCTCCCGGCACGCTTTCCTAATCCAGCGCGGGAGGACCATACACCCGACGATTACAGCCTGACCTGCCCCAACCTGATCATTGAGCACCGCAAGTACACTGCCATGCGCCTCCAGGTCGACTCGTTTGCAAACCTCTATTCCTTGCTGGAGATGGATTATTACAACGTGCCCTACCTGTTCGACATCACGGGGAACCAGTACCTGGATATCTCTACTCCGGGTGTGGTCAAGGTCGCAAAGGGGGAGAACCCCGATGCGCCACATTCAGACGTCGTGATCGGCTTGAAGCAAGGCAACGCCCCAATCATTCCGATTGTCTTCGGTGGAAAGACGCAGGAAGCAGCGTATGACCCGGCAGCCCCAGCTGATCTGTACATCAGGAATACACGGGAATGGCAGAAAATCACTCTCGACGCCTCGCATGGGATCATCTACTTCACCGCTAAGGCCCCTTTTCCACCCAGTTAAGGCTTCACGCCTGGAAACTGGCTCGCCGTTGCGTTGACCGGCCGGGCCAGCTTGAACGCCCCAGGCGGGCCGGGCGGTTTGGCACTCGGCGCCGCAGCCGGAAGCGCGGGCTTCCCCTGTGGAGCGGAGATCGGGGCGGGTGGCCCCTGAATCAGCTTCACGGGCACCTGAGCGGCTGTGGGCTTGGCGATGCTGGTGGGCGTTCCCAGCTTGGCGAGCGGCACCGTGCCGCGTGCGTCTACTGGTCTACCCGCCGCGTCGTACCCGGTCGCCCGGCCTGCCGCGTCCAGAAGGCCACCTCTGGCCCCGTAAGTCACGTAGTTGTTGCCGACCACGCCGCCCTTGCCGTCGTACACGCCCACGTGACCGTATCCGCTAGGGTCTCGGCCATAGAAGACAAGGTCGCCGGCCTGAAGGCTTGACTGCGCGGCCGCGCTCCAGGGGATCGTCATCTTCGCGGCCTTGAAGCGGGCCTCGGTCTCGTTGGCCGAACCACCGAACAGACTGCGGTCGCCGTTATGGGTCGCCATCCAGGCCTCACGGGTGAAGGCGCTGCACAACCCGGCCGAGGCGGTCGTTTTGCCACCGGTACCGGGCACGGGGATCGGTTTCCCTCCCGCCTGGGCGATGGCGGTGGTGATCAGGCGCTGGCCTTCCGCCGAGGTGGGCGCGGCCGTGATTCCTGCTGGCGGCGTGTCACTGCCTGCCCCTGGGATGATCAGGGTTTCGCCGCTGCCCAGCGTTGTGGCTGTCGCGCTGGCTTTCAACTGCTCTTTGAAGGTCATCGAGACGACATACCCGGACTTGGGGCTGTACGGCTGCGACTGCTCGGAGTTGAAGTACAGCCGCTTAATGCGGCGGCTGGCGACCTCCGGGTGAGCGCAGGTGAAGACAGCCAGGCCGCCCGGTTGCGTACCGCGCCGCAAGATGGCCAGCACGTCCCGGTACTTCAGCCACTCGGTGTGCTCGGTCATGGTGAGCTGCACCGTGACCTCACCGGTCGCCTCGTTGAGCTGCGTCTGGGTGTTACCACCGCCTGGTGTGGCTTGGGTGTCGAGATTCGCGGCCAGGCCGACCGTCACCCGAGCGATGCCGGGCAGCACGATGCGCTTGGAGCCGTTCAGGAGCACGAAAGTATCGTGCAGGCCCGGTTGGGCGATGGGGCTGCTCATGGGGCTGCACCTCCGAGTTCCAAGCCGTACTGGGTCAGGGCACGCGATGTGCCGGCGTGTGCCGCGTCGCCCACCGCGTTCACGTCCGTCCCGGGGCCCACGGTGATCTGGTTGATGATGGTCGGGGAGTCGCGCTTCCAGCTGCTCTCGACCTGCGCCGTGGCCTCGGCACTGGTAATGCGGCCATCCTTGTTCACGTCGAGGCCGATGTTGCCTTTGTAGGCCATGGCGGTGTTGGGATCGTTGGCGCTGTAAAGCGTGCCAGTATTGCCCGCACCACCGCTCAGGACCGCCATGTACAGCTGCTCCAGGCTCGCGCCAGGCTTGACGCCGTGCATGGCGAGGTACTTCTCGACGTAGGGCAGCTGCTCGGTGCGACTCATCCGGCGCAGGGCTCCGATGCTGGTGCCGAGTTCTTTCGCAGTTCCATCCTGGAACTGGATCAACCCGGCCGCCGTGATCTGGCCCTGGGCGTTCCTGTGGGCGCTTGTCGGGTCCACCCCGCTCTCCTGGTTCATGACCTTCAGCAGGTCGAGGGGGTTATACCCGCCTCGTTTCGCCATCGCGGCCAGCTCGGACGTGAAGCTGGCGTCGCCCTGTTCGAAGACCTGCTTCTTCTGATTCAGGGTGCCGCCGAAGTACGTGCCCAGCCGGTTCCAGCCGTTCTCGGCGTCTACGACGAAATCACGCTGCAACCATCGGTTGACACCCGTGGCGTTTTCAGGCTTCTCGATCAGAAGCTTGACGAGTGGGTTGTCGCGCAGGTCCTCGATGAGCTTCTGGAACGGGAGAAAGGCGTTGTACAGGTTATCGCCGGCCGTTTTGAGCGCGACCACGGCGCCGATGACCAGACCAACCACACCAAACACCTTGAGCCATTGAGTGGCGAGCACCGCCGCGCCGCCGTTCGCTGCCGCCCACGCGGTCGCCATGCCCCGCAGGCCCAGCCAGGCACCGTAGAGGATGCCGCGCCAGCCGCCCATCAGCACGGTGAAGACACGGGTGATCGGGGTCAGCACGCGCATGATGTTCTGCAGCCGGGCCAGCCATACCGCGTTCAGCACGCCGTTGGCCGCCAGCATCGGCAGCGCCGCGTTCAGCAGCGTGACGAGGCCCAGCAGGCGGAAGATGGCCGGAACGGGGCCGAGCACAAGACCCATCGCCATGCCGAGCAGACGGAAGCCCACAGCGGCCCCGACCAGTGTGCCGACGATCTTCGCCAGTCCCTCACCGCCCGGCCCGCCGAGCAGGCCCAGCGATTTGAGCAGCATGCGGATCGGCCGCACCACGAACTCGGCGACCCGCCAGAGGAACATCAGGCCGGAGCCGACGCCCCGAGCGAAGGTGGCGATCTTCGGCCCGGCGTTCTCCCACCACTTGCTGAATCGGTCCAAGGTGTCGAGCAGACGGGAGATGAACTGCTCGGCCCGCGCGCCCTCGGTGGCGTCGGCCAGCGGCCCGAAGATGGCCTTGCTGAGCCCCGCCATGCTCCGCACCAGGCGCTGCTGAATGCGGCTGCCCGGCGGCTTGCTGAAGTCGGTGATGTTGACGATGTTCGCCATGAAGCGCCGGGCATCTTCCAGCCCGCCCGCGTCGAACAGGTTGGAGAACAGGCGCTGCGGGCGGCTGACGATGGTGCTGATCAGGCCCAGGAAGGTGCGCGACTGCCGGTCCATGCTGCCCGCATAGTCGGTGTTCAGGCCGGCCACGATGGCGTTGATGGCCGCCGTGCCACTGATCTTCCCCGCCTCCTGCAGCTTGCGGTAGTTCGGGCCGAACGCCTTGACGAGGTAGTCGTTCGTTCCGATGCCCGCTTCCTGCAGCTGCAGCAGCTCGTCGCCTTGCAGGACGCCCTTGCTCTTGATCTGACCGAGGGCCCGGTTGATGATCTCCCACTTCATGGCCGCGTCACCGGGGTCAGCACCCAGGGCGGAAGCCGCGTCACCGGTGATCCGCCCCAAACCCTGAACCTGTCCGAAGGTGAACTTCGAGGCCAGCAGCTGCTTGACCGCCGAGTTCACATCCTTGTCCTGGTAGGGCGTCAGGTCGGCGAACTGGGCGATCCAGCCGGCCGCGCTCTTGATCTGCATCTGGTTGTTGGTCTTCAGCAGGGTGCCGAGGCTGAGGAGCTGGCCCTCGCGCGCACCTGCGCCACCGAGAGCGGCCCGGCCCACGGCGAGCAGGCCCGCGATCGGCGCAGCGGTGGCGAGGCCGGCCAATGCCAGCCCGACCCGCCGCGCCCGGACGTGGCTGCGCTCCAGACTGGCGTTCGTGCGGTCCACGGCGGCGGTGATGCGGTCAGCCGCCCGGGTACCGTCGTTGCCCATGCCGGTGAAGCCACGCCCGTTGCGGTTCAGGGTGGTCTGAAGGCGGTCGAGTCGCCTCTCGATCCGCTCGAGCCGGTCGTTGATCTTGTCGGCCGGGGCGCTCATTTTGTCGATCAGCCGCAGAACGAAGTCCACCGCCATCTACTCACCTCCCTTCGTCATCGAGTGCAGATGCACACGTTGCAACTGCCCGTGCCAGAGCGCGCCGAGGCGGGCATCCTCGCTGTAGCTGCCCTCACTCACCTCGCCATGCTGGAAGGCAAGCAGACACCGCGACAGCCAGTCCAGCCGCCCACGGTCCACTTCGTTGTTCAGCTCCTTCCAGCGTTCACCGAAACCTCTTCTCCCTCACCTCAGCGTCCGCGCCGACCTCTTTCATGATCTGCTCGTAGACCTGAGAGACCACCAGCGGGTACTTCTCGAAGTACACGTCGAGGGCCTCACTTTCCGGGGCGACGGTCACCAGCCGGACGAAGTTCCGCATCGGCTGCATCATCGGCACGTTGCGGTCTTTGGCCTTGCTGAGGTCGACCATGTGCTGATCAGCCTCGGCCCGGGTCGGCTTGCGCGCAATCAGGTCGAAGTCCTTCTCTTCGATGGTCACGCCGTAGATCTTCAGGCCACCGGTGTACTCGGCACTCTTGGTCTCGAATTCCGCTTTGGTTAGGCCGGCGATGCGCTGCTCTTGCTTCTGATCTTCCATAAAAGTGCCTCCAGTTCCTCAAAAAAAAGTCTTGGCCGGGAATGACCCCGGCGCGTTTGGGTTTACTGCGCCCCGGTGGGCATGTTCTCCAGCGGGTTCACGCCGTTCCACTTGATGTACCGAGGCTTGATGCCGACGTTGCGCATCAGGGCGTCGGCGCCGCTGCTGTCGCTGGCGCTGCGCTTCGTGAATCGGCAACCGACCAGCGTGTCGATGGTCAGCTCGCTGTCACCGATCTTCTGGTAGGCGTTGGTCACGGGGAACGACGTGCTGTAGAACTTCGCGCCCAGCTTCTTGATCAGAGCGGCGAAGTCGTCGGCGAACATGTCGACCGCGCTGTCATCGGTCTTGTACATGCCCTTCGTCTGACGGAGCACCATCTGGCTGTTGCCCTCCACGTCGCCACGCTCGAGCGAGTCGCCGTAGCTGATGGTCTTGATGGTGTACTCCACGCCGTCGATCTTGAAGGTCGTCTGCGCGAAGCTGATGGCGTCGGTGTCGGTGCTGAACTTCATGCGCTACCCCCGGTCGTGGTCGGCTGAACGGCCGCGCCTGCGCTCAAGAGGGCCAGCGCCGGGTTCACGAAGCCGACCCGCAGCACGATTTCCCGTCCATACCCGAGCGGAATGACGCCCAGATCGAACTCGAGCCGTTTCGTGTCGAGAAGATTGATCGTCCGGTCCACATGCACCCGCACTCCGCTCACGTTGTCGCTCAACGCGGCCTGAATGGAGGCGATCATCTCTTCGTCGAGGCTGGCCGCCTCGGTCTCGAGAATGAAGCCGGTGGTGGTGTCGACCTGCTGCTGCTCGCCCAGCAACTCGGTCATCCTGAGAATGCCGATACGGGCGGCCTCGTCGGCCACCTCGCGCTGCTGCACCTCGTCGTAATCACTGCCGGGGACGCTCATCATCGGCCAGTTGGTGCCGTAGATACCGGGGCGCCCGTCGATGGTGCGCAGGCTGGCATAGCGGGTGTTCGCTCCGTACAGGTTGGCGTCGAAAGTCAGGTCGCCCATTCCGATCATCGGGCCGCTGCGGACGCGGTAGGTGGCCTCTCCGACTGGCACGGTGGCCCGGCGGCGGCTGAGCATCCACGCGCTGTTCCGCACCTCGACGCGCTGGGTCAGCGGGTTGTACACCTCGCCGCCGTCGAGCGCCAGGGCGATGCGGTCACTGGCGAGGTTGCCGAAGCTGGTGTTCAGCCGGTTGACATAGTCGCTCAGTGTCTCGCCGGGGTTCATCGGCGGGGCTTCCAGCAGCGCGTGCGTGAAGTAGTTGCGGCCTTCACGCTCCTGCAGGATGCTGTCGACCGCCGCGAACAGGGCCGGAGTGGCCGCGCCCAGGATGTGCACGAAGCGGATGTTCGGCCGGGTGGCCAGCAGGCCGGTGAGGCCAGTCGCCACATCGCTCAGGGTGGCCGCCGGAGCGGTCGCGCTGAAGGTGTAGGTGTCGCCCGCCACCAGGGTACCGGTGCCGAGGGTCACGGTCAGGCCGAGACCAGCGAGCACCACCGCGCCGTTGACTGGCAGGGCCAGTTCGGTGCCGTCGTTGCCGTTCACGGTCAGGATGTAGGCCGCGCCCGCCTGCCCGACGGTACCGGGACGGGTGACGGTCAGGCGGGCCAGCACGGCATCGGCTGGGGCGCCTGCCACAGTCGCCACGCTTGTCCCGGTGCCAGCCTTGGTGACCGCACTGGTGGTTCCGGCGGTGCTGCCGGGGATGCGCCAGCCGATCACCGGCGCGGCCTCGATCAGGGCCACCGCCAGGGCGCTGGCCAGAGGGCCGCTGGGGTAGGTGTCGACCACCTGCGAGACGCGCGAGAGGGTCTGCGCGCTGCCGAGCGGGCCGCCGGACGCCACGCCCAGCTTGGCATGGGCCGTGCCGAGGGGCGGGATGATGCCGAGGTTGAAATCCTCGAACTGCACGTTGACTTTCGCCAGGGTCATTACTCGATCACCCCCTTCAAGGTCTCGTCATGGGCGCTGCGGAAGGTCTCGGCGCTGACTTCCAGGCCAGCGGGCCAGTTCTTCTGCGCGGCCACAGCGGCGAGTTGCCAGCCGGACACGCCCTGAAGCGCGGCCTGCTGCTCGAACGGAAGCAGGCCAGCTTGTGGGCTGGCCTGCTCAGGGGGACTGCTCGAAGATGGTATGTCCTTCTGGTTCTGGGCCATGGGTGGCCTCCTCTGGGAGTAAGGCGGTAAGGGGCAGCAGGTGCACATGCTGAGTGAACTGCTCGACACGCACCCGGGTGATGTCCGTCCGGGCAAGCGTGCTCGGCAGCGTCAGGGTCAGGTCGGCCACCCGGACGGTGTAGTCGCCCCAGACCTCGGAGCGGTACGTCATGCGGGCCAGGGGGGATTTCCCAGGGGCGGCGGCGTAGCAGAGGTCAGCAAGGTCGCTGGCCTCGTCGAACCGCACCGCCTTGCACAGCACCCGGAGGTCGAGCGTGCCCTGGGCGATCAGATTGGGCTTGCTGCCGTCTGGGGGGCCGTAGGTGGCCCCGCCCGGCACGATGACCACGTGCGGAAGTGCAGGCTGCTTCTCGGCCCACTCAACGCCGAGGTACACGGCGACGGTGGGACCGAGGGCGTCCTGAATGATCTGCGCGAGTTCTTCCATCAGCCGAACCTCGATTGGAAGTAGGCGCTGAAGGCGGTTCTGAGCGCGTCCTGGTATTGCTTGGGGAGCGCGTTCTCCGGCATGAACTTCCGGGCGACGCTGTAGCGCGTGCCCTTCTGCACGTAGCGGGCGTAAGCGTTGGCCTTGCCTGTCGTGGTGACGATCAGACCGCGGCTGTCGGCCTTCCAGGTGATGCCGTCCTGCAGCCTGCCGGTGTCGCGCAGCGTCTTCCGGTTCTCTCGTTGAGCGGCCCGGCTCGGCTTCCAGGGGTCGCCGTCCGGGTCCTGCTCGAGCGCGAAGCCCTGTTGCACCAATCCGTAGACCTCTGCGCCGGCGATGTTGTACAGCTCGTGCAGGGTGCGCGGGTCAGAGAGCGTTCGGAGCTTGCGCCGCAGGTCGCCCAAACTGCTCACCAGCCACCCTCTGCGCGAATGACCACGGTCTGGCCCGGCAGCTTGGTGGGCGTGGTGCCCACCTCTCCGCCTGTGGTCTGCCCTGGGGGCACGAACGGGGGCAGTGGCTTGAGGGCGTCCGGAATCTGGGCATCGAGGGCCATGCCTTGCGCCAGCCACGCAGACACGATCTCGGTCGCGTCGCGCCGGCTCTCGCTGCCGCTCTCCACGCTGCGGGACTTCCAGAGCGCCGGGTCACCGAGGTACAGCCGGGCCGCCGTGATGTGCGGCCGGTAGTACGTCAGGTTCGCCTGCTTATCCTCGACCGCGTCGAGCGCCAGGGCGGTCTCGATCTCGGTATCGGTGCGGCTGTACTGGGGCCAGGTGGCCTCAGATGCCCGGCTGGGCTGGCCCGGCCCGACTGGGAGGCCTCCGCTACTGAATTCCGGCCGATCCCGAAGCAGCGTCCGGACAAAGGTACGGGAGAAGTCCAGGCTTTCGACCGAAATCAGCGAGAGGTCATCGGGTTCGTAGGTTCGGGGATCGGCCACAGGTATCCACCTCCAGAACTGGATTTTTGGAGCTGTCAGAGGTCTATGGAGAACCGGATGGTCGGCTCGCGCTCCCACGAAACACAGAAGAGGCCGAGCTTCAACGCGCCGGGCCACTGCTCGAACGTCGTGGCCCGGACGTGGTAGCCCAAGGCCTTCAGCGCCGATGTCGCATCAGGGCTAATCTCGCCCTGAATGAACACCACCTCCTGACCGTTCTGGTCAGCCGCTTCTACGGCCAGAGCAATGGTGTGCAGCTCAAGGGAAAGCCTGGGATCACTGGGAGTTCGCTGTCGGCGTCGTTCTTCTGCGCTCTGGATCATGTGGGACCTCTACAGGGATTTGCCCTGCTCAGCCAGCTTTGCTGCGGAGGCTGGCGATCTGATCGGCGTCGAGGCCCGCATCAGCCAGGGCTTGGTCGGTGGTCTCGCGCACGCCTTCCCAGGTGGTGATGCCGGCGGCCTTCAGCTTCCCGGCGGCCACCACGTTCTGAGGCAGGTCACCGGTCTTCTGCGTCGGCACTGCGTCACCGGTCTGAGCCGGAGGGAGCGCATCACCGGACAGGGTCACTTCCGGCTGACTTTCCAGGGAGGCGACCGACTGCACGCCCAGCGCAGCCAGAGCCTCGTCCGCGATCCGCTCGCTGATTCCGTCGATGGAGATCAGGCGGTCTCGCGCATCGGCGGGCAGCAGTTGGGCACCTTCAGGCGCCTGGAGTTGCGGGGTGGCTGCGTTCGCCGCTGCTTCCAACTGGTTGACCCGGGCCTGCAGATCGTTGCGGGCCTGGATGACCTCTTGCACCGCCTCGACGAGGGGGTGTGTGCCTGCTTCAGTGGTCAGGACGTCTCCGCCCTCGAACTTGGGGAACAGGTCCGCGATCTGCTTCTGTGCGTCCAGTACCGTACGCAGAGCGTCTTCGGTCTGGCCCAGAAGCGTGATGCCCGTCCCCTCGACGGGAGTCCCGGCCTCGGCCTCGGCTTCCGGGTCGTACAGCGGCAGCCCGAGTGCGGAGGCCATGCTCTCCGGCACCTTCAGGAACGAGGCGTCGTCGCTGGCCGTGAACGGGCCGTACTTGTTGTCTCCCCAGATGTAGGTGCTGGGAAGCGAGACGATCTTGACCTGTTTCTCTGCCATGTCAGCCTCCTCAGACCATCGGGAAGGTGGCCAGCGCCAGCTTCTCGGGGGTTTCGATCACCGGGAGTTCGTTGCTGACACCCTCGGCCCGTGCGCTCCAGGGAGCACCTTCGGGGGTATAGGTGCGACCCCAGCGGCCGATGCGTCCGCCGCCTTCGACGGTGGGGCTGACCTGGGTGTACCCGAGGTTGTTGCTCGCCTGGGCCGACCCGTCGTTGGTCAGGATGTCGTCACTGGTGTTGTTGCCGATGACGCTCATCACGCCGTTCGGGAACAGCTGCACGCCGGTGGTGCCGTTGGCGGCGCCGGGGGCGATGATCTGCGCCTGACGGCGGTAGCTCACCAGGGTCACGGTGCTGCGGGCGTCCTGGTCGAAGCCGACGGTGATGCCCTCGGCGTTCCGGACGGCGCGGCGGACGGTGACGATCCGGATGTTCTTGCCGACGCTCTCGTTGTCGTTGACCACGGTGATCTTGTTGACGTCGTTCGCCAGCACCATCTCGAGCGAGTCGTCGCTGAGTACGAAGGCGCGGACGCTCTTGACCTGCTTGCGGCCCCAGCGCACGGTGTCCCAGAACTTGCTGGTGCTCCCGCCGAAGCCGTCGGTGCCGGTCAGGACCCGCTTGTTCGCGGTCGGCACGCCGTAGTCGACCGCCAGGACCTTGCCGTTGAAGGTCCAGTTGAGTGCGCCGGTGCTGAGCGCCTGGGCCCGCAGGTACTCGCTGGTGTCGTCGAGCGCCTGCACCACGCCCTTGCGGTAGAGGTTCAGCAGGCTGTTCGTCAGGATGTCGTCCGGGCTCTGGCCGTTGGCCTCACCCGTGCCGGCGAGCCGGATCAGACCCTGAATCTCGCGGATCTGGCGCTCGTTCAGACCGGTGGCGATGGCGAGCTTCACCGTCTGCTCGCTGAAGTCGCTGTACTGGATGGCCGAACCGGTAGGGTACGGGCTGTCCATGCCGACCATGCCCGCCATGGTGGAAACGATGCGCATGGCGTTGCTGGTGGCGCGGTAGTCGTCGCTCTGGCGGATCGGGAGCACCGACAGGAACAGGTACTCGGCGGGGTCGGGCGGGGTGTTGGTGAGGGTGGTGATGCGGTCCACGCCTCCGGACTGGGCGGCCAGCAGGGCCGAGATGATCGCTGCAAAGTTGTTCATTTACACCACCTTTCAGCGCACGTCGCTGTAGAGCTGCATGAAGAAGCGCGCGCCGAGGGCGGTCTTCTGGTTGGCCGTCAGGACGCGGGGCGTGCCGGTGGCATTGGGGAGCAGGGCCTCGTAGAAGTTGCCGCCGGTGAAGAAGCCGTAGCCGCTCAGGGCGTCGGTACGGCTGGTCTCGGCCGCGCCGCTCTGGAGGATGAAGGCCGGGCTGGTGGCGGTGCCGTCGTGGAGAACCATCTTCCCGGCGGCGTTCAGCTGCATCAGCGTGCCGCCCTGAAGCCGCTTGACGGTCTCGGGGGCGGTGGGCGCGGCGATGGTCGTCCAGTCGATCTGGGCGCCCGAGCCATAGAAGGCGAGGCTGTTCGGGTCCGCCACGAAGGCGGGCAGCCCGAAGGCGGTCGTGGTGCGTCTGGGCATGTCTTACTCCTTTACAGGGTGGTGCTCTGAGGGCTGAACGGGTCGACCGCCTTGCTGGCGGTGGCCTGTCTCGCCTCGATGGCGCGGTCGATGGCGTCCTTGCCGCCGCTCTCCCGCTGCTCCTGGTTGGTGATCCAGCGCGTGCCGGTCTCGGTCTTGCCCACTCGCAGGCTGTCCATCACGGGCTTCAGGTACTCGGTGGCCGGCTTGAAGGCGTCGCCCTCGCCGGGAAGGCCCCACACCGTGACGGTCTCGTCCTTCCCGGCGGCATCCTTACGGGTGATCTGCCGGGCCTCGAGGTGCTCGAGCCCTTTCTGAAGCATCAGCGCGTCGGGCTTGAGGTTCTCGGCCGCCGCGTACTTGTAGATGTTCAGCTCCTGCTTCGCCGCCTGTTCCCCGTCGACGTGGCTCTTGAGGCCTTTCAGCCAGTCGGAGACCGCCGCCTTGCCCTTGTCGCCGTCGGCCAGCAGGGCCGTATCCAGCCCGGCGTCGCCGAGGACGCGCGTGAGGCGCTCGACGTTGCCCGCCTGCCCGTCCAGAGCACTCAAGCCCCCGGACACGGCGTCGGCCAGGGCGTCCGTGGCCTCTTTGCTGGGCCGCTGGCCCGGTGCGGGCAGCTCGATGTTCAGTTTCCTGGCGAGCGGCTCCAGCGCCTTGCTGATGACCCGGGCGCGGATGTTCGCTCCGGCCTCGGACTCGACCGACTGGGAGACCTGGAAGAGATCGGCGTGCATCGCCTTGAGCGCGGCGTCCTGATCTCCTCCGGCGGTGGCGAGATACTCTGCGAGTGATTTCATGGCTGGCCCTCCTGGGCGCTCCCGGCGCGTGCCGGGGTGGATGCCGAAGGCCCGCCGTCTCATGACTGGCGGGCCTTCAGTGGGAGTGGACTGGACTTACGGCCGCGTGGCCTGCCGCATGTGGTTACTGGCGGGAATAGCGCAGGATGTGCCCGCAGAACGCCCTGGACGACCACGGCAGGCGCGGATCACCGGGCCCGTCGACCAGATGGCCGTCGATGTTGAACGGCTGGTCGATCGGGAGCGTCACGCCTTCGAGGATGCTGTGCACCCTGGGTTCTTTCGCGGGCCGGAGGCGGATGAACGTCTTGTGCGTCGCCCCGCCGGCCGAGGCCCCGACCTTGCTGCCGTCGCGGGCACTGTCGAAGATCAGCACCTGCGCGGCGAGCTTCGTGTAGGGGTTGACGGCGGCTGCGCTCTTGCCCGCGAGCACAGAGACGGCGCGTTCGGTGAGGCCCGCGGCCTTCTCGGCGGCGATCCGTTGACCGACCGCCCGGGTGACCACCGGCAGGACTGGGCTGCTCGTCAGGGTGGCGAGGGTGCTGCTGACCGCCTCGGTGGCGGGTTCGGTGGCCTGCCGGGTACTGACGGCCAGCAGGTACTTCAGCAGGGTGTCCGGGGCCGGGCCTTTCCCCAGGGCGTCGTACAGCGCCTGCATCAGCGGGAGGAGGGCCTTCTCGGCGTCGAGTTGCTGCTGGTAGAGCACCACGCTCACCCGGTGTCACCCAGCGCCAGCCCGAGCAGCTTCGCCTGCGCCTGGCCGGCAGCAGTTTTCTTCTCTTGATCGGCCTGCACTGCCGCGAGCATCTGGTCGGTATCCTCGATGCCGATCTGGTTCATCGCGTCTTCGTCGGAACGCAGACCGCCGTCACGCTCGGCGATCACCTGCGCCCGCTCGAGCACGGTGGGCTGTGCGGCCGTGATCTTGCACTGGATGACGACCCGGTAGTCCTTGAACCGGCCCGGCTGGCCGCTGAGCGAGGCGGCCCAGTGCAGCACGCAGCTCAGGTAGGCGGTCAGGGCCGCCTCGATGGCCGTGGCCGTCTCATACAGGCTGGTCTTGAAGTCGTTCATGGCCTGGATGCGGGCCTCGCCCGAGGCCGTCGCGTCGCCGCTGATCTTCATGTGGCTCTGGCTGGCCTCGTCGAGCATGTCGCCGTAGCCGTCCTCTTTGGTGGCGATCAGCGCGGCGGGGCTGACCGGTTCGAACCGGCCGTACTGACCGCCGGAAGCTGCCGCGAAGCCGCCCTGGCTGTCCGGCTGGTAGTTCGGGCCGTAGAAGGTCGCGTTGGCGCCACCGGGCCGGAAGTCGGCACTCGGCTGGAAGCGCATGCCGCCGGGAGACTGGACGTCGGACACCCATTCACCGGGCGGGAGGATGTTGATGCCGTACCGCTCGAGCACCGCCGCGAGTTCCGCGTTCCGGAGGATGGCGGTCTTGGCGAAGTTCACCATCATGTTGTTCCGCAGTTGCGTGGGCGTCAGGAACTGATCGCGGAACGCCTGCACGATCGGCAGGAAGCCGCCCATGTCGACCGGGTCGGTGGCATTGTCTTTCTGGGCCAGGTCACCGGTGGGGGCGAGGATGCTGCTCTCGCGCGCCTGCTTGATCACCGTCAGCCCGTCGTCGGTCAGGTAGCTGATCTCGGCGGTCTGCTTGCCCTCGGCGTTCTTGCTGGTGTAGGTGGCGTACCGGGCGCCGGTCTCCTCGTCATCCACGATCTGGGCCGCGCCGGGCTTCGGCACCTGCATCCTGATCCGCTTGATGCTCGTCAGGAGGTCATCCTGGGGGACCACCCCGTTTCTCAGGGCCCCGGTGGGGATGTACCCGCGCACCTCGGCCTGCCCGATCAGCAGGTAGCGGGTGAACTGCTGCAGCTTGGCGAGCGCCCCAACGGTGTCGAGGTGGAGGGTCAGGGCGGACTCGCCGGCCTGCATCTCCTTCTTCTGTGCCTCGGTCGGGTCACCCGCAGCCTCGGCCAAGGCCAGCTTGATGCTGGGGTACCTGCCGATCACCGCGCCGGTGTGCCGACGGGCGATCTCGAGCAGAGCGTTCTTCGGGATGAACTGCGCCTCGACGGCGTTCAGGAACTCCTGGGCCAGCTTGTTCTCAGCTGGGAGGCGTGGGCCCACCCAGCCGGCACCACCGCGCCAATGGTCGCCCTTGAGGCAGGCGAGGATGGCGTCGCGGTGGGCGGCGTCGGAGGTGCCCGACGTGGTGGCCCGGGCGGTGGCCTCCAGGAAGCTCAGGTTGGCGGGTAAGGTCATCAGATCACCTCCTTCATCGGGTCACGGGCGTCTGGGTGGCGTTGGAAACCGGCATACGGGGAACAGCGGCAAGTTCGGCCCAACCGTAGCTAAGAGCGTCCACCTGATCGTCATGCTGATCAGCTTTCGTCCCGGTAAAACTGGCAGTTTCGCCGAGCAGGGCCGCAAGCCAAGGCGCTTGGTAGGGCAGCCGAATCGAACCGCGGTTCCAGGCGGCGGCGGCAGGTTGGGCGCGGGTGAACTTGTCGCCCATTGGCTTCACACCGCGAACACGCACTTTGATCAACCGTAAATACTGAATAATCGGCAGCGACTGCGAAGTCTCTTCCAGAACGATGTCTGAGCCGTATAGAGCCTGGAGTTCCTGGCAAACCGCACCAAACTGAGCGAGGTCGAATCGCCCATGCCGGACTTCAAGAACATCTGCGCGTGTCTCCAGCCCTCTGCCAATGCCGGCCATGACGACCAGGGCACTGAAGTCGGCCGTCTTGCGCTGACTGCTGGCGGTGTCGCCCACAATTACGATCCGAGCACCATCACGTGCAGGCAATTGGTACCGGGTGGGCTTGTCGCTGAAGACCTGCCCACCGCGTTTGCGGGGCCGCTGCTGGTAGAGGGCCTCGAAGTCGTACTCGTTGGCCGCCTTCATGCCCAGCAGGCGCTTGAGCGTGAAGCGGGCGGGCCAGAGGGCCTCTCCGAGCTCACGCCCCATCGGGTCGACCACGTTCGGGTCGTCGTAGATGGCAGCGAGGTTCAGGTGCTTCCAGCTCAGGCCGCCGAGCTCGTCTCCTTCGCCCTCTTCGAGCATCGCCAGGACCTTGCCGGCCAGGTCGTCGGGGTGCCAGCGCGTGTGCATCAGCACCAGGGAGGCGTCAGGGGAGAGGCGGGTCAGCAGGCCGGAGGTGAACCACTCCCAGACACCCTCACGCACGACCTCGCTCTCGGCGGCCTTGCGGTCTTTCAGTGGGTCGTCAATGACGGCAAACCGGGCCCCCATGCCGGTGATCGAACCACCCACGCCCGCCGCACGGAAGAAGCCGCCCAGGGTGGTGCCCCAGTCGGTCGCCGCCTGTGAATCCGCCGAGAGGGTGACGTTGGGAAAGAAACGCGGGAAGGCCAACCCAGTCGCAATCTCGTTGCGGATGCTCCGGCTCGAGGTGCGGGCCAGGCGGACCGAGTAGCTGGTGTACATCACCTCCGCGTCCGGATGCTGCCCCAGCTGCCACTCCACCCACGCCTTCACGGTCTCCGTCTTCGAATGACGGGGCGGCATGGTGATGATCAGCGCGTCACCCGGCTTCAGCTCCGCCAGAGCGGCGATCATCAGTTGAATGTGGGTCGCCAACTGGTACTTCGGATACCGGGCCTTCCAGTAGTCCGTGAGGCTGGGTGGAGGCGCAGCGTGTCTAGTTCGGGAGCGACGGGCGGCCCGGTACTGTTTCACCTGCTTTTGCAGGCGGATCATTTTCTCCATCACCTGCATGAATCATCTCCATTGCCAGGGCGATCTGCCCCAGCCGCTCTCCAGCGTCGATCAGCAACTTCAGCCCCTCGGTGTTGACGATGTTCGTCTGCCCACCAAAGCTCGTCTCGACCACGATCACCGGCTCAATCGACTCGACGATCATCGCCGCCTTGTCGAGGATGCTGCCCATCGTGACCTTCAGCCGCTCTGCCCAGCCGACCTCTGCTCGCCTCGTTTTTCGTTGGAAAAGTTCGGAAAGCTTGGGGTCTGAGGCGAGCCGTTCACGGTAGTTGAAGATCGTCCTGACCGTGATATTCCATTTTTTCGCTGTTGCCTCGTCGCCGAGGTAGGCGGCGTCTGCCAGGATGGCTGCGGCGCGTTCGTGGTTCAGGTGGTAGGCCAACTGGGTTCACCTCCTATTGCTTCAGGAACTCCGCCAGCCACCGATCCACCCTGATTTCCGTCTCCGTCCTCAACCGCACCGGCGCGGGCTCCAGCTGGGTCAGGGGTTCAGGGTCGGCCTGCCACGCTCGCTCGAGTTCACGCTGAAGGCTGGCGAGTTGGTCGGGAGTGGGCGGCTTGCGCTGCTTGCGGGACACAGGTCAAACGATCCGCAGAGCCGCGTAACAGCGCAGGCGGTCATGCAGGCTCGGCAGGGCGCTGACGTGGCCCAGCAGGGTCGGCCAGGGCGGGCCGTTGTGGGCGTTTTTCCTACTCCATCGCGCCCAAGACCTACAGGCGGGCAACAGATCGGCGAGGTCAGGTGGTGCGGGCGATTTGGGCACGGCTCACCTCCTGACGGCATGAAAAAAGCCCGCGCAGTGGCGGGCTGATGGTGTGTGTTCGAGACAAAACTTGAAGACTAGCAAAATCGTACCTGAATCCATGAATTTGTGCAATGCCAGACGCATCTCACCCGTCCCGGCGAGCCACACCCCGGACGTAGGGCAGGTCCAGCTCCGCCCGCGCGTCCCTGAGCACCACCGCGAGGCTCAGACAAGCCAGGGCGTAGGCGGCCATTCTGGGGGCGTCCGGTTGCCACTGCCCGGCCCCGTTGAGCAGGCTGTCGGGCTTCCGGCTGCCGGGCGTGCGGATCAGGTGCAGCAGGTCACCGCACTGACGGGTCGCGGTGACGCTGCTGGCCTGCATCGTGCTGATGATCTGGCCGACCTCGCCTTCGAGGTGCTGGCCGATCGGCAGTTCGAGCATATTGCACTGATCGGGCAGGAACTCGCCGAGCGTGCTGACATAGCCCCAGCGGTCGGCGAACCCGGCGTAGCTGACGGCTGGAATCCGGACGAGGGCGCGCTCAACTTGCCAGTCGCTGAGGGCGACGTACCACCGCTCGGCGTACTGGCGGGCCTCTCTGGCCTGCTCGCGGGGGAGGGTGAGGGCCTGGGTGCTCTGGCGGCCTCGGCTGACGTAGCGGCGGCGTTCTGGTGGCATGGGCAGCGTGGCCTCCGGTGCAGTGAGCGTGAGGGTCAAGAGAGCCGCCCGAGCTTCTTGCGGATCTGGTCGGAGATTTCCGGGCCGAGGTTCAGGGGCGGGGCCGTGTACCGCGGCTCGAGCGGGCCGGGGCACCAGGGCTTGTGGCGCTTCGCCCAGGCGGTGCCGGAGAGGATGACGCCCAGCGTGCCGCGCTCTCCGGTGTAGGGCCGGTCCTGCTGGGCGCCGCAGTGCAGGCAGATGCCGCGACCATCCTTCCAGCCCGTCACGTGGGACTTGAAGGCGAGGTTGTACGGCAGGGGGCGGGACTCGAGCGTCGCGCCTTCAGGGGTGATGCGTGCGCGCCACTCGGCGAGCGCCACACCTTCCCGGCCGCCCGTTCGGGCCTGCACGTTGAGGACTTCGGCCCGGCCTTCCATCTCGCCGATGCTCCCGGCGGGCAGTGTGTAGATGCGGGTCCATTTCGGTTCAGTGCTCATCGTTTTTGTCTCCTGTGCCGCCTGAGCCGGGGCAGTCGCGCGAGGTGCAGGCGGAGGGCGGGGGTCATGGCGACACTCCGGCTGGAACTTCCAGGCTGGCGCGGAGGATCGCGCGTGCTGGCCGGAACCCCAGGGCGCGGTAGTGGTCATATCGCTGCTTCTGTTTGTGCAGAACGGCAGTGACCTGCCCGCGTGGGCTCCAGTCGTCTGTCTCGACGGGCACACCTGCAACCATGCTCGGTGGTAACGACCCCTGAACCGGGCGCGGCGCGGCGTAACCGGGTTTCATCTCCCATGGGCCTGCGTCGAGCGGGTGAAAGATCAACAGGACGATGTCGTCTGGTTTTGGTTCCAGCAGTTTCCTGGCCTGCTTCACTTCCTCCCAGAAGGCCTCGAAGTCAATGCTCACCAGCTCACCTCGAGCTGCACCGGGTCACGCTGATCCCCCGAGTTCGTCTTCTGGACCGTGTACCCCTGGCCTTCCAGGTAGGTCTTCAACCAGTCCGGCCGCTTGGGGTACAGGGTGGTGCTCGTCTTGCCCTGCTCGGCCGCCTGCGTGATCTGGCCCATGGCGGCTTCGGAGGCGGTCTTCTGTTCGACGGTCACGACCTGGGTGGCGAGCTGACGTGCTTCCTGTGCGTTCATCCTGACCTCCGTTCCAGTCCGCGGCGGGCCATCTCGCGGTCGAGGGCTTCCCAGCGCCGAAACGCGGTCCGCTGTGCGGGCGTGTCTTGGTCCTGGTATTCGTGGGCCTTACCGAGCGCCACGCTGGCCCGCGCGTAGGCGGCGGCGACCTGCTGGTCGGTCATGGCCGAGGCGTCCGGGAGGGTGGGGCGGGTCACGGGTGCAACCCCAGGTACGCCTGGATCACTGCCTGGGCCGCGCGCCAGCCGACACACACCTCCGACTGGTAGCCCTGCGCGCTCAGTCGCCGCTGCCACTCGCGTTGCGCTCGGCTGGTCTGGCCGCCGAGCTTCTTCATCTCGATGAACAGCCCGTGCTGGCCCTGCGCGGCGACCGGCAGGAAGAGGTCGGGCACGCCAGAGGTCAGGCCCTCGCGCTGGAAGCGGCCGGCCATCACGAAGCTCTTGTGGCTGCCGTTCGGGATGGCGAAGATCAGCGCCGCCCGGCTGTCGGTGTGCAGATCGCGGCACCAGTCGATCAGCCGCGCCTGATGGTCATGCTCCGACCAGACCTGCTCGAGGGCGAGGTGGGGCGGGAGGGCTTCTCGCAGCTTCGGACTCACGTCAGCCCGGCGCGCTGCAGCTCGTTCCAGACCTCTTCTCCCACGGCGGGCCCGAATCCGCACTGAGCGGCGAGCGTGCGGGACGTGCGGGTGCTCAGGCGGGTGAGGACGCGGTAGGCGTTCTGGGCGCGGCCGCTGAGGGTATCGATGGCGCGGCGCTCGGCGACCACTTCGGGCGGCTCTGCGGGCTCGGCGACCGGGGCATCCAGCGCCAGCAGCCGCGCCTGTTCTTTCCTGCCGGCGGGCGTCACCACCAGGGCGCCGGGGCTGCCGCTGCACAGCCCGTTCTTCCGGAGGTGGGTGGCGGAGTGCAGCAGTCCGGGGCGGTGCTGACCATCGAGGCCGAGCGCAATGAGTAGGTCGCCGATGGACTGCGGGTGATCGGTGAGCAACCGGAGCAGGCGACCAGCCTGGGAGCCATGGCGGACCCGGCCAACATACTCGGCTCTGGGCGGGCCGGGCGGCTCCGGGGGTGCGGGGGTCAGCAGCGCGGTGTCTCCGGCCGGCGTGCGGAGGTAGATCAGTTGGGGCGGGCCGCCCCTTGAGTTTGACGCGCCAACCCCGACGCGCACCACCAGTCCATGGCTTGCCAGGGTAGCGATGACGGTCCCGGCGCGGTTGCTCTTGAGCCCCGGGCAGGCCTGGCGGGCGGCGGTGATGGTCATCGGCTTCTCGGAGGAGAAGGCCGTCAGCAGGCGCAGGTGGTCGGTGTCGACCCGCAGAACGAAGGGAATCACCGGCCCACCGCCCGCACCCGCTGCTTCCCACCGATGCCGGGCAGCGTCTGCCGCTCGACCTTCCGCAGCGCCTTCTCGGCGGTGTTCGTGGCCCGCCGCTGGACGCACTTCTCGCTCCCGCACACCCGGCCGGGAGACGGGCTCCGGCCCCCGCAGTGGCGGCAGCTCACGCGGACACCTTTGGCTCGGGGAGCAACCGAGCCTGAATCAGGACTTCGAGCAGTGCGCGGCAACGAGTGACCGCGGTCGCCGTGGCGACATTGGCCAGCAAGACACCACCGAAATAATCAAATTCATCGAACGCACCAGAGCGGTTGTTCGTCATCAGGTACAGCACCTCCCCGTACTGTTTGGCGAAGCCCAGCGCGATGATCCGGGCCTCGATCTCGGCGGCCGTGTCGAGGCGCGTGGCGTAGGGCGGCGGGCCGGGCCAGTGCGAGGCATAGCCCGGGGTGTCGCGGATACCGAGTTCCCACGTGGCACGGTGTGGCCTGCGGCGCCGGTCGCCCTTCGAAGGGGCATACCCCATCCAGCGCGCCAGGGTCTGCTCCAATTGCTTGGGAGACAGGCTCACCACGCGGGCGAAGGGCACGTACTCCTCGCTCACGGCTGAACCTCGGCGGAGCAGAACCCGGCGGGGTCGCGGCCCAGCGCCTTGCCCAGCTCATCCCAGAAATAAGGCGGGGCATAGGGGTTGCGGCCTTCGCTCCATCCAAGGCGATTGCCATACAGGCTCTCTGCTGCCGCCACCTGCGCAGCTTGCGTCTCGATCAGCTTGGCCGCTTCCATCAGCTCACGTGCGGCATCGGGTTCCATTCCCAGGGCGATGTTGCGCAGGGCGGTCGCTCGGCCCGCCATCAGCCGATCACGATCCGCAGCGCCTTCGTGGGGCGGAACAGTCGCCACCAGGGGCGCAGGGTGACCTGTTCGGACCGGGGGTTACACCAGGGCCTTGCCCAGCGCCAGATTTCCTGCTTCTCGGCCAGGAAGATGTGCTGGCCTTTCTGGGGGCCGTTGAGCACGAAGCCTGTTTCGTCGTAGTAGAAGGTGGCGGTGACCTCGCCGGAGATGGCGTGGATCTGCTCGGTGTCTTCGGTCAGTGGGTCGGTCGGGTGCATGGCGTCTCCAGGGCAGCAGGCACCCCGCCTGGGCGCGTGCCGGGGCGGGGGTGAGGGAGGGAGAGGTGGGTTGTGGGCGTGGAGGCTAGGTGTTCAGCGCAGTCGCAAACGCCCACTCATCCGCGCCGACCACTGCCGCGCCGGTCGCCTGATGGACCTCCCGGATGGGGATGTGCAGCTGCTCGGCCAACTCGCAGCGCTCCGCGAGTGACCCAACGGTGGTCAGCGCCTGAGCAGTGACGAGAGCGACGGCGGCGGGGTGGCCTTTGTCCCCGAGCGGGAAGAGCCGGGTGCCGGGAATCTTCATCGTCGCCACCGGCTTCAGGTACGCCGCGAGGGGCTCCGGAAGGAACTGCAGGCCGGGCCATGACCCGCCAGCGGGGATGATCAGCGAGCGGTTCTGCTCAAGCTGAACCACCACCAGGCCTTCGAGCACCAGGAAGGAAACCTCAATCGCGGGTCCGGCAATGGATTGTTCGTGTGTGGTCATTTGCGTCTCCTTGGCTGGCATGAACGCGCCCCGGGCACCGGGCTGGTGCTGGGGCGGGAGCATAGCGTCTCAATTTGTGACGCTATGGAATTGAGTTGAGGAGGCTACTTCTTGAGGTGCTTCCTCAGCTCTGTCAGGCCGTGAGGCGTGGCCCAGAAGACCTTCACCGAGCCGTCAGCCGCGCCCTGGTGCGGAACCTCGGCCATGTAGAAGTGGTCGAGCAGCGACTGGATCGTCCTGCGCGTTGGCGTCCAGGTCGTCTGGGAGAGGAAGGGCGGGCAGTCGTGTAGCGAGATGGGTCCGTCGCCAGTTTGGTGGCCCACTGCACCTGCTCGGAGGCATTGCAGGACGGCTTCCTGGGTTGCGGATAGCGGCATGGCGGTCTCCAATGGCGCACCCCAGCGAGGGCTGGGGCGGGAGCGGGGAAGGGTTGGGACACTGTCACAACTGGCGACGGTGGGGAGGGGAGAACGGCCAAGGTATAAAATAGTTACTCCGTTCTCCCGGGCCGGGCTACATCGTGAGGTTGCTCGTCTCGCTTGCGAGGCTCTGGAAGGTCGCGCTCTCAGCGTGGAACTGGAGTTTGGCCGAGGTGTCGCGTGCGCCCTGGCGCTGCTTGCCGATGATGATCTCGCCGACGCCCTGGTAGGCGCTCTCCTTGTTGTAATACTCGTCCCTGTAGACGAACAGGATGTTGTCGGCGTCTTCCTCGATGCGCCCGGACTGCCGCAGGTCGGCCATCTTGGGCCGCTTGTCCGGGCGTGACTCCAGCCCTCGGTTGAGCTGGTGCAGCACCAGGATCGGCAGGTCGAGCTGAATCGCCAGGGTCTTCAGGGCGCGGCTGATGATGCCCAGCTTCTGCGTGTCGTTCTCATCCCCGTCGCGGCCCGGCACGCTGATCAGGCCCAGGTAGTCGATCACCAGCAGGTCGAGGCGCCCCGCCTGCTTCAGGTGCGTGCTCAGGCGCTCGATGGCTTGCAGGGTGGTGTCCGGCTGGTCGATGTAGTTCGGCAGACCGTTCAGGGCCCGGCGCTCGGCGGCGGCGCTCAGTCGGCCCATCTGGAGTTCGTTCAGCTCACCGGAGAGGGCGGGCTTCAGGCCGACCCGCGCGGCGTGGCAGAGCTGGCGCATGGCGATGTGGAACGCCTTCATCTCCAGGCTGAGCACCTGCACGTGCTTGCCGCGCGCTGCCACCCGCTCGGCGATTCCGATGGCGAGGCTGCTTTTGCCCATACTCGGCCGGGCGCCCAGCACCGTCAGGCTGCCGGGGTGGAACCCCCCGAACTCGCGGTCGAGGTCCGGGAAGCCGGTCCGGATGGCCGGGCTCTCTCCGCTGCCCAGCAGTCGCAGGTAGGCGATGGCGCTCTGGTCGGCCGTGGCCCCGGTGATGATGTGGCTGGTGGCCCGCTGTGTGGGCGTGGGCACCCGGGCGGCGAGGTCCTGAAGGTCGGCCGTGGGGAGCGGCTGGGTGTCCATCCCGGCCTCCGCGCGGGCCACCTGCAGGCCGTGGCTGAGCACCAGGCGCCGGGCGTAGCGGTCGCGCACGATCTCCGCGTAGGCCCCGGTGTTGTAGGCGTAGGGCGTCTGCTCGCCCAGCCCGATCAGGTACGCCGGGCCGCCGATCTCGTCGAGCATCGTGCTGCTGGCTGTCAGGCCCGGCTGGCTGGCGAGCGAACTGGTGAGCGTGATCAGGTCCACCGCCTGCGTGCTCGCCATCAGCGCGTGCATCGACGCCCAGATGTGCCGGTGACGGCCCAGGAAGAACGCGTCAGCCGGCAGGTCGCTCACGCCCGGCCACTGGTCATTGTCGAGCAGCACCCCACCCAGCAGGCCGATCTCGGCCGCCTCGTCGTGCGGTGGGGTGCGGTTCCAGAGCTGGGCATCGTTCACGGCGCTCACCGGAGCACCTCGACGCCCTGCCCGATCTGGTCATACCGCACGTACGCCCGGGCGTCGTCCTCGGCATCGGTGAGCAGCTGGGTGCTGTGCAGGTCGATCACCGTGGCCGTGCCACCGTCAGGCCAGCGCAGGCGGTCGCCCACCTGGACCTCGCGGGCCGACACCTGCTGGGCGGGCGGGGCCACGTCCTGCCCGTACTGGGCCTTCAGGGCGTCCGGCCACTCGCGCTCCCGGTTGAGCAGGAACACCATCGCGTACCCGGCCACCCGGACGTTCGCCACGGTCGGCGCGAGCTTCCAGGCCAGCCGCAGGAAGTCTGGGGTGTAGCTCTCGGCCCAGCGGGCGAGGTGCAGGCGGTTGGCGGTCACGAAGTTGTAACCGGCCAGGGCGAGGAAGAACTCGACCGCGTCGTGGTCATCGCCGTGATGCTCGGCGCGGTGCGGCGTCGCGGCGGGCGCCAGGCTCTCGCTTCCCCCCTGTGAGCGTTCGGCCTCTGGGGTCGCCTTGGGATCTTTCAACGGCTCCTGTGAGGGCGAAGCCTGGGGTGGCGCGTCAGCGCTGCCGGCGTCAGCCGGGTCTGGGGTTTGTGTGTTTGGGTTTGGGGTGCGCGAGCCTGCCCAGCGTATCCATTCAGCCCCTGTAGCTAGCTTGTACTTCCTTCTACTTCCTTCTACTTCCTTCAGGGGCTGTTTTTCTTCGTGTGGGACGGCGTTTTTCTGCCCGTTTTGCGAACGTCCGTGCGAACGGCTGTTCGCATTTCCGTTCGCATCTGTGTTCGCACCGACGTTCGGATCGGAGGGGTTAGTGTATTTCCATAGCCTCCCGACCCGGCCGCAGAAGCCCAGACTTTCGAGGGTCGCCAGGGCCTTCTCGACGGCTCGCTGGCCCAGCTCCGTCTCGACCTGAATCTCGGCTACGCTCATCGGGGGTTTCTGGGTGTAGTTGGCGCGTTCGGCGAGGGCGGTCAGCGTCCGGCTGGTGGCGCTGCCGTGGCGCTTCTGGAAGTCGATGACGGGGGTTTCCATGAGGGAGTAGGTGCCGGCCTCGCGCTTCCGGGTGGTGCGGGTGGGCGTCTCGGGAGCGAACTGGATCACGGCGGTCACAGCTGCACTCCGGCGGCCGTCCAGATGTCCCGGAGCATCCCGGGGGCGAGCTTCCAGCCGGTGCGCAGGCTGCTGCTCAGGTGCGCGGTCTGCTCGTCGTCCAGGCCCCGCACGAACTCGGCGTAAGGGCGGTGCACGCCCGCCTGGGTCCAGAGGTCCCGGAACTCGGCCGGGCTGGCCGGGTACATGATCTCAGCGATGCTGTCCCGCTGCTCGGTGCTCATCTCGTTCCGGCCGATCTGGGCGGCCGGGGTGTGGGTGTGAAGAGTGGTCACGGTGGAACTCCAGGCCGTCTAAACCTCCGGTACGTTGACCGGAGCCCCAGGGACGGCTATCCTGTGGGTAAGGCGAATGCCTCCCGCTCGCCAGCGGGAACAATTTGAATCGATCGGCAACACCCTCTTCTAGTCTCCCCAGACCTGAGGGTGTTTCCCTTTGGCCTATTGCTCGGTGGCCGCCGGGTTAGGGAAAGTGTATCAGCCGGATGGGGGATACATCACGTTCTGCAACGCGGCGCATTCGGTGGGGTAAGTGCCTCCCCAGTGACCCCGAAACCAGTCGAGTTCATCGAGCAGGTCGGTGTCGGCCAGGGTTTTGAGGTATGCGGTACGCACCTCGCGGGCACCCTGAGCGAGGCTGGGCGTGTAACTGGGGTCGGTGCGGGTGGTGAGCAGCTCAATCACCGCGCTGCGCTGTGTGGGGCTGAGGGTCGGCACCCGATCACGCAGGCTGGTCCAGCTGCAGGTTCTGCTGGGTCATGCCCTTCTGCATCCAGGCCAGTCCTTTCGGCGTGACGCGAGTGACGTGACTGACCTTCTGCGGCTGGCCTTCACCGGCCGGGCGGGGTGAGGTCTTAACCTTGAAGTAGCCTCGGTCGAGGTGCGACTGGTAGGGCAGGTTGTGGTGCTCGCCGCCAGTGATCAGCGCCTTGCGCTCACGCAGCAGCTGGAACAGGCGGATCTCGCCGGTCCCGAGGATCTTCGCGGCGTCGCCGACTGCGTAGGTGCCGTCGGCGCTGATCAGGGCGTCATACACCTCGGCTTTGGGCGTCATGACCTCGACCTGAGTGACCAGGGCGCGGCGTTCGGTCTCGGCCTCGATGAACTTCTGCGCCAGCACCAGCGGATCGCTGATGTCGAAGGCGGGGGCGGCTTGGGGGTGGGTGTAGCTGCCGGTCTTGCGGATGGCGGGGATGACGTCTTCAGTCACCCACACCTGGAAGGGCTCGGCGCTGGGGCTGTCGCTGCGGAGAACGGTGCGGTACATGCCGCTCTCGTTGACGAAAATGGCGTCACCCTGACGGCCTAAGCTGAGCTTAGCCCGTTGTTTCGGCTGCAATCTCTGCGCAACCATGCTGGGGTTCTGGAGATTCAGGGCGCGGCAGAGGTCGAGGAGCAGGAACCAGGGTTCCCCATCGACGATCTGGAGGCGCACCTGGGAGAAGTTGAAGTCGAAGACCTGGAGTTCTGTGCCTTCCATGTCGAACCTCTCTAAGGGTGAAGGGGCGGTTGCTTGATGGTTGGTTGATATAAGGTGCTTCGGCCCTCTCTGGGAGGGCGTATCTTGTCTTTCGCGTGTTGTCATGCGCCTCGCCGCTGTGGCGCCTTCGGTCCCCCGCACCGGGTTGGGTGCAGTGCTCCGGCGTCCTGGGCATCGTGCTGTTGTGCAGTGGCTCTGTGTCGCTGCTGGACCGTCCGACGACGGCGAGCCCCAGCAGCCGCTCGGGCGGGTCAGCCGCGCGGGTGGTGCTGTAGCAGTGCGTCCCAGAGGGCCAAGGAAAGTGCGTGTGCGGATGAATCGCCCGTGGCCTTGTACCGGATGGTCGCGCCGATCTCTGGCTGGATCAGAACCCGCGCGCCGATGTGACGCAGGGCGGGTACGGTCTTCAAGCCGAATCCCCAGCCCTGCAAGACGCAGAAGCGCTGCATGGCGCCCAACACGCGGTCAATGCTGCCCTGATCACCCTGGAGTTCCCCGACGGTGTATTGACGACCTTCAACGGTCATGTAGTACTGGCCGTCTTCAATGAACTTAGGCGCGCGTTTGGCGATGCCGCGGAGAGCAGAAACAAAATCCGTCGCCTCGCTCACGCCAGCGCCTCGGCGGGCAGCGCGGGCAGGGGCTGGGAGGGTTCCGGCTGAGCGTTCACTTGCCGACCTCAGGCAAGGTCCGTCGAGGTCCGAACGGGCTGTGCACCTTCATGCCGATGCATATGTACCGCGCGGCCGGGTCATCAATTCGGACGCCACAAGCAGCGCAGCGCCACACGCCGTCGTCTCCTGCCTTGACCTTGCCCGCGTAGTCTCTTTCGGCTGTCTCGAACCGGTGCCCGGTCATCTCGTTGCCTCCTGTGGAATGGCGACCGGCCCCGCCGAAACACCGGCAGGAGCGGGGTGGGTGGCGGAGTAGGCTGAGAGTGGAGGTAAGACAATGGATGTAGAAGAAAAGCGATCAACGAAAGCTTTGGAGTACGCGTATACGCTAGTAACGAACGTGTACACCTTGAGTGGCATCAAGACCGTCGTCTCGGGAGGGCACAGTCGATCAGATACGACGTTGGGAACCATGTGGAAAGACATCGATTTGAACGACGCCGAAGCCGTAAAAGGCCGCATGAAAGAAATCGCCGATCTCATCGGTGATCTGGCGTCTCGGATTGATCAGGCCTGAAATAGACGGCCTGCGCAGCCATCACGTCGTCAACTGTCCCTGAGAACTTCACCGTTCGCCAAGGCATCCCGCCAGCGTGAAAATCCTGAATCGTCACCGTCACCACGGCCTGCCCGGTTGCACCCGGTCGGGCCGATCTCACTGCTGCCAGCACGCGCTTGAGTAGGGTCATACCGTTGCCTCCTGTGGCATGGCGCCCGCTCCCGCCGAAGCACCGGCAGAAGCGGGGAGAGGGGT